CAGGCATTAAGTGACTTCCTCACTTGGTGTAGGTGATACGCAACTGCGGAGGGTGGGAATCCCCGACACCGGCGAAGTACCCGTAGTAGGTCTTGTCGGTGCTGGATCCAAGATCCGCACCTAGCGTAATTCCACGATACGGGGTGGCCGCGTTCCAAGTTGAATTCCAGGACGACGGCAGGGTTACCCACTTTCCGGCACCAACGGGCCACGAGGAAACGGTGAGGTTCACTCCGGAACCACCGAAAGACGTCGGCTCGGTGGTTCCGGTGAATGCACCGATGTGCGCCGTGCCACCCCCGTTGTAGTACCAGTGGTTGTTGTAGAGGTAGACCTCGACCTTGGATACCTTCGCCGTGGAACCCATGTCGGTGTAGGGCTGGGTGCCGAAGTAGACCATCGACTTCTGCGTGCCCCAGGTGCTGGAGTAGTAGCCCTGGTACACCGTGCCGTCGGTGTATCCGGCGTTTCCGTACCGTCGGGACCAGATGGCGTTGTACGTCTTGGTGTACGTCTTGGTGGCCGTCACGGCCGCACCGCCCGTGTTGTACACGCCGTTCTCGGGCAGGGCCGGGCCGATGTCCTCGACATAGAAGTCCGAGGACTGCGCGGGGCTGTAGTTACGAAGGCCCCATCCGGTGGCGTTACCGGCGTGCTGCGTACCGATCCACAGGATTCGGTGGTCGCCCGGCGCCAGGGCCGTGGTGCTGCTGTACAGGCCGCCTGCATCGGAGGAGCAGACGATGAGGCCCTCCACCACAGTGGTGCCGTCAGTGCCCGCGCCGTCGTAGTACATGCCGAAGCAGCGGGCCATGGTCGGGTCGGTCGTCCTCGGGCTGGCGCCGGTCGGGCTCCAGATCGTGCAGCCGTTCACCGTAGTGGCCGTGGCCGCCACAGCCACGCGGTTCTCCAGGACCTGGGTGCCCGTGCCCCCGTTGAAGTCGAACTGGGAGCGGGCCACGATGCGGTACATGCGCCCCTCGACGGCCGTGAAGGCCAGCTCGATCAGGCCGGTGTCCGTGGTGTAGTACGTCGAGGCGGTCGGCTTGTTCGTCCAGCCGCGCTCGTAGGTGACCATGCCCCACGGCATGTTCCACAGGAGTTGTCCCAACTCCTGGCCCTGGTACCAGATCTGCCCGGTCGGGTCGTCGGAGGCCGCCCCAGACGGACGCTGCGGCGTCCAGAGGGAGTTGAAGGTGCCGACACCGTTGGGGTCGACGCTGGCCTTACCACCCGCGAAGGTGGCGTAGGCGTTGGAGGTCGTAAGTTCCGTGCCGAGCGTTCCGTCCGGCCCGAACAGTCGGATACCTGCGGCCGAGATGTCCGTGGCGCCGTAGCCCTCGCGCATGACGAGTACGTCGTCGATGCACAGCCAGTAGGTGGTCGTCGTGTTGAGTCCGTTGGTGGCCGGTGAGTTGTTCGTGAAGGAGACCCGACCCCACAGGGCCCCCGTCGGCGCCGTCATCTCGAAGATGTCCTCCGAGTACCCAGAGGTGTTGTTGACGGCGTAGTTGTTGACTCCGCCCATCTGGTCGGTCCAGGTGACCTTGTCCGGGCTGGTCTCGAAGGTGACCTGGATACCCCCCTGGCCGTAGTACCAGTAGCGGAACATGTACGTGGATGCGGCGACCACGGGGAACGGGTCGCTGACGATCTTGGCCCAGCCGGTGTTGAGGGCGCCGAGGGAGGCTTTGCCCTGGCCGGAGCGTGCAGGTGCAACACCTGAACCGATCTCGATCTTCGAGACGTTGTTGGCGTCGATGGAGGAGGAGGTCCACCCGGTCATGGAGGTGTCCTCGAAGCCCGGGTTGGTGACGAGGTTGCCGGAGACCGCGCCCAGCGACAGGTGTGCGGCGTTCACGTTGCCCAGGTTGATGTTGGCCGAGTTGACCTGGCCGGTCTCGACGACCTCGATGGTGAACATGTCCATCTCAAGCGTGCCCGTACCGCCGTTGTAGTTGGCGTACAGGCAGGGGCTGAGGTACTTCACGTTCTGGTGAAGACGCATCGGGTTGGTCGGGCTGGTGTTGGGTCCAGCGTCACCGGTCGCGGCCGTGCCCTTGATGTAGCCGGTGAAGATCTGCCACCCGGACCCGGTGTTGATGTAGGTGGCCCTAGTGGCGCAGTACGCCTGGCTGGCCCGCGAGTTCGAGCCGGAGATGTTGACCAGGGTCACGCCGTCAGCGCCGATGCCAGTGACCCCGACGTAGACGTTCTGGTTGGTGCCGGTGACCGCGTTGGCGACGGTCTGCCGTACGCGGCAGGTGACGCGGTAGGTGACGCCTGGGTCGAAGGGTATGAGGAGGTCCGGGCGGTAGGCGCCCTGGATGTAGCCGACGCAGCGCATGACGGAGCCACCGGAGGCAGCGTCCGTCACTGAGACCGTGGTCATGGTGCCGGTGGATCCGTTGCTCCACTTGCTGGCGTCCGCGCCGAAGTCGTAGAACTTCTGGCCGACGGTGCCCTGGAGTCCGGCGCTGAGTTTGTCGACGGTCAGCGTGCCTGCGGTGATCTTGCTGGCGGTGAGGGAGCCGTCCACCACCAGCGCGTTGTCGACGGCCTTGCGCATCTTGACGTTGGTGACGAACCACGAACCTGCCGCAGTCGTCGGCGTCGTCTGGAGCGCGCCGACACCGAAGGTCGCCAGGTACTTCCCGGTCGGGATGGTGATCTGACCGCTGATCTTGGTCCAGGTCTGCGCTGCGGACGGTGCGACGTTGGGGACGGACGGCCAGGAGATGTTGTTGCCAGCGGCGTCCCATGTCGTGAGGAAGAACCGGAGGTTGGCGTTGCAGTCGCTGGAGGCGACGACCCACGCCTCCACGTAGTACGCCTCCCCCGGGGTTACCGCCATGCCGGTCGTCGTGGTGTTCGTGTGCTTCCACGTGAGGTCGGTGTTGACGCTGGTCTGGTTGATGAGTTTGGCGACCCACGAAGCCGGAGCGCCCGTGGGCACGCTGGCGTCGCTGGCGGCCGTACGGACGACGTTGCCGCTCCAGTTCCAGGCGGTGCTGTTCTGCGTGAACTGGGGGTCCAGGAGGATGTTCGACGTATCGCCGATGACCATCTTGTCCGTCGTGATGGACCGGGCCCCGATCACGGATGCGCTGATGATGCCGGTGGTTATCGAGCCGCCGTTGATCGTCGTTGTGGTCGGTATGGTGCCGTTGTTCAACTGGTTGGCCGGGATGCTGACGCCCGCGCCGATGGAGCCGGTGACCGTGGTCGCTGAGGACGCCGAACCTGCCGTCGTTGCGGAACCCGCCGTCGTTGCGGAACCGGCCGTGGCCGCAGAGGAGACCTGACCGGAGACGTTCCCGCCGGAGACGACGAGGTTGGTGGCGTCGATCTGGGAGGCGGTGAGCTTGCCCACCGTGATCTTGGAGGCGTCGATGGACGCGATGACTCCGGACTCTGCGGTGATCGTCCCGGCCGCCATCTGGTTGGCGGTGACCGAGTTCGCGGCGATGTCGGCGGTACCGGCCTGATGGGCCGTTCCGGAGTTCGAGCCGGACGGGGCGGAGGCGATGGCGACCTTGGAGTACGCGACGAGCCGGTAGACGTAGGCGCTGGCGTAGTTCTGCACGGAGTCGTACAGGAAGTCCGGGCCGGGCAGGGTGCCCACGACGACCGGGTTGGGGAAGTTCACGTCGGTGTCGCGCTGCACCTGCACGTGGGAGAAGATCGCGGGCATGGGGTTGCCCTGGTAGTCCAGACCGTTCCAGGTGACGCGCAGGCCACCGAGCACGCCGACGACCCCCGGCGCGGAGGGCACCGGAGGCGGGGTGGACGCAGACGCCGTGGTGAGGTCGGCGGTCGCCCACAGGGAGGCGTTGTTGCTGGTGTCGACGGCCGCGACCCTCACGTAGAAGGCCGCGCCGGTATTAAGCCCGTCGAGGAGGACCAAGTCCTCCGTGGTGACGAAGCCGCCGCTCCAGTTGCTGTTGTCGTAGGAGGTCTGGAGCAGGTAGTGGGAGAGGTCGGTGAGGGTGGTCCCGTCCTGGTTCTCCGTCGGCGGGGTCCAGCTCGCCGTCACGCGGGCCTGCGTGGCGCCCTCGTCGGAGACGTACTGCACCGTGGTCAGGGTGAGCGCGGTCGGTTCCTTGGGCGGCAGGGAGTCCAGCTCGCTGCCGGAGGAGACCTGGTCCTGGACGGCCTTGATGCCGAGCGGGGAGTAGACCGGCTTGGTTATGTCCCCGCCGGAGAACTGCACCCATACCGTCTGCCCGATCGGCGGGATCGTGTTGGTCGGGGAAGCAGGGACGGACCAGGCGCTCTCGGCGTTTCCGAGAACCTGGGGAATGAGCAGCGTGACGCGGGCCTCATTCAGCGGGTCCTGGTTATTGGCCACGCTCGCCCGGTACATTCCCAGCACCGGATCAGCCGACATTGATGTCCTCCAGAAGACTCGATTCCCAGAACTGCTTGTTCCTCAAGACAGCCGGGACGGTATCGAATTTGAATCGCTTGTTAGCATCGCTCCGGAATGTTACCGCGTAGGGCTGGTCCCTTTCCGCATCGACGGTCGTGGTGAACACCCACCCGGAATTGCTCTTGTCCCGGTTGATGATGTGCTTGGTTCCGGTCACCATCCACCGGCCGGTACGGTCCGAAGAAAGGGAACGCCCGGTGATAGCGACAAGCGTCCCCGGGGTAACCTTTGCCGTTCCGTACAGCGTGGCCTGCATGGTGAGCCAGCCACGCGAGGCGAGCGTGCGGGCTTCCATAAGCGCCTGCGCGTCCGCGTAGTTGTCGACGGCCCGAGCGGTCGTTATGGAATTGAGGAATGCAGACGTCCCGGTATTCGACGCGGACGAAGCCTTGATCACCCGGCCGGTTTTCGCGTCCAGGCCGGAGATGCTGCTGGTGCCCGTTGTGCCGTTCTGGCGGGGAACCATGGTGCCCGCGAGGATCGACAACTCCCGGATGGTGTCCATAACCCCGGGCTGCTGGTTCTTGGAGAACACCGGGATGTTCTGGGCCTTCTGTCCCAGAAGGAGGACGCGCGGGTCGAGGAAGTAGAGCGTCGTCCCTTCCACCCAAAACCGGAAGCCGACTTCGTGCGCCAGGTCCTGGAGGAGTTTGAAGTCGCTCTGCCCGCTCTGCGCCCAGTAGGTGAGCCTCCGGGAGGACGGGGAGATGACGGTACGCAGCCCGTTCTGGCGGCCTACCTGGCGGACGATGGAGGTGGGGCTGACGTTCTTCCATGACCGGGTCCGCTGGATGTTCAGCGGCAGGCTGGTGCCGATGCACACGTAACGCGCGGTCACCGTCTTGGAACTGTTGCTGGCCAGGACGCTGGAGTGGTGCACGTAGCCGTACCAGCGGACGATGTCGTTGGGACTGCGGCCGTAGTCGAGCACGACAGGGGCCAGCTCGGGGTAGGCCGAGCTGGCGGCGCTGGTCGTCACGTCCACGATCGCCATGGAGTGCGTGCCGTAGCCCTCGCGGACCTCGACGCGCTTGATGTAGTTGGTTACCCGGTGGCCGGAGATGGTCAGGCCGGTGACAGGTGTCGGCTCAGGCATTCGGGATCCTGATGATCTGTCCCGGGGTAAGGACGGTCCAGTCCATGACCTCGGGGTTGGCGTCGGCGATGTTCCACCACATCCGTGCGTCGCCGAAGTACTGCACGGCGAGCAGGTCGATCCGGTCGGCGCCGGTCAACTGGTGGTAGGTGAAGTTGAACGACCACTCGCGCTGCTGGCCGGGCACGATGGTGAGGTTCGTGCCGCGCCCGGAGGCAACCAGAGTGAGGGTCGAGTCTGCGTAGCGGGAGTCAGCGGAGATCATCGTCCACCCTTTCCGTTTGCCCCTTTAGCGAAGTCGTCCGGGGTCATTCCTGCGGGGAGCCTTCCGAAGGACACGAATTCCCCGCCGCCCTTCGGCTTCGGAAGCAACTGCATGGTGATGGACACCTGACAGCGGGACGGGATCATCTGCTGGTTCCAGTGGGTGTACTGGATTTCGAGATCCTGGATGACCCCGTAGTAGTTCAGGGTGTCGCCGACGACGAGGTAGACCGGGACGTACAGCATGGGACCGGCCGCGTCGAAACTGAACTGCCCCTTTCGGAACGACTTCGAGGAGTCGCCCGTGGCGTCTGCACCCTCGCCGGTTACGTCTACGGATGCGGAGATACCAGTGATCTTGTAGAGCATGGAAATGTCCCAACCCACGCCGAGAGCAGGTACGAATATGTTCTCGGCGCCGGACACCCGGGAGGAGTCCCACATCTCGTAGGTCCGGTCGAAAAGCAGGTTGAACTGGACCGTCTGCTGCAACGGCATAAGGAAGTCCTTTGCCGTCACGTCGTTCGGGTTGAGCGCATTGTCGTCCGCCTGGACCGCTGAATTCACGGAGTGCGAGACATTCAGGACGCTCGGGTTGTACAGGAAATTGCACCGGTAGCGCACGCCGTCTACCGGCTTCTCCTGAATGATGAAGCCCCGGCTCAACTTCTTACCCCCGCCAACGAGTGACTGAAGGCCGGGGAGTTTCGTTATGCGGGGGTCGAAAGAGCCATTGTCCTGGATCCGCGTAGCCATTAGTTTCCTGCCGCGATGAGGTTGATTCGGTTGTCCTCGGCGATGGCCTGTATGAACTGCTGGGCAGCATCCCGGGCCGCGCGCTGGTCCATGACGCCCTGCACCTGCACGGTGATCGCACCGGAGTGGAAGTTCAGGGTGGGCGTGGCGCCCTTGGTATTAAGCCCGCCGACGGAGGACATGGCGTTGTTCCCGGCCAGGACCTTGCGCATGGCGTCTGCCTGGTAGGCCGGGATGATCATCTCGCCTGCGTGGACGCGTGCCGTCTGGTCTACGTCGATGTTCGTCGAGCCGACCGCGTAGCCCTTGTACTTGCCGCCGTTGGCCATGGACTTGATGCCCGGCGCGTTGGCCAGCGTGTGGTATCGCGACTCCTCGTAGCGCACGCCCGCGATGATGTTGTCGACGGGGTTCCAGATGTCCTTGTGGCCCTTGATCGAGTACGCGTTGAACGTCGAGTCGATCGTCTGCATGATGCCCTTGGACGGGTGACCCGCCCTGGCGTTTGAGTCGGTGCGGTTGATCGCGTGAGGGTTACCCGACGACTCGTGCTGGATCATCGTGTTGACGATGGACTCGTTCTGCTTGGTGTCCTGGTGCAGGATCCCGAGCGCCGTCTTGATCCACTTCTTGACGTTGCCGGACGGCATGTTGGTCGGGACCGCGTCGTTGGAGACGTCGTCCTTCGAGTCCTTGCTGCCCGCGTCGGAGCCGATACCCGCGCCGGTCGAGGTGATGCCGGACGCGATGGCGTCCGCCTCCTCGATCGAGCCGTACGAGCCGACGTCACCGCCGAAGCCCATGGTGGACAGGCGGTTGGAGTCCGAACCGGCCGTCTCCTCGGTGTCGCTGGACGGGTCTCCGAGGTTGCCGACGGAACCGAGGACCCGCACAGCGTTGGTGAACTCGCTCGGCCGGAAGGACCGGACGCGGACCACGGCTCCCGTGTGCGGCGCCTCAATGATCTTGCCGCCGCCGATGCACATCACGACGTGGTGTGCCGGGTTGCCGTTGAAGAGCAGGTCTCCCGCGCGCACGTCACTGAGGTTGACCTTCTTGCCCGCCCGCTGCTGCTGCGCGGCCGTACGGGGCAGGGACACCCCGATCTGCCGGAACGAATACTGGATCAGGCCGGAGCAGTCGAAGCCCTTCGGAGTGCTGCCACCCCAGACGTACTTCACGCCCAGGTACCTCATGGCGACCTTGATAACGGCAGCAGCAGTCTTGCCCGCGCCCTGCGTACCTGTGGCCTTCGCGCCGGACGTCTTGCTACCCGTGGCGGAAGCCGCACCGCCCGAGCCACCAGCACCACCGAAGAAGTTGCTGACGATGCCCGTGCCCGCGCCGATCACACCACCGACCGCTGCACCGATACCGGTACCGATGACCGGGACGACGGAGCCGATGGCCGCACCCGTCAGGGCGCCCGCTCCGGCGTCGACAGCGACGTGGCCCCACTTGTTGCCAGTCGAGCCCTTCTTGCTGACGTGGTCGACGACCTTCGAGCCGAAGTGGTGTGTGAGGTAGGCGCCGATACCGAAACCGCCAGCAGCGCCCAGAGCGGCCCCAGACAGGTCCAGGGCACCTCCCAGAGCACCGAAGCCCGCAGCCTCTCCCGTACCGCCACCCAGGGCCGCCCGAGCAGCACCGAGCAGACCACCGCCTCCGCTTCCGCCCATACCGGCCAGGCGTCCCACCGAGGCGAGACCGCGCATGGTGCCGTAGGCGCCGATGCCGGAGCCGATGCTGGAGCCCAGCAGGGAGCCAGCACCGCCGGTGAATCCCAGGACGGAGTCCGCGCCGGTCGACTTGAGGACGCCCTGGAGCGCGGTGGAGAACATGTCCAGGTACTTCGTCGCGGTCTGGAGACCGGACGTGAAGGCATCGTTGGTGTTGACTTCCTGGTTCCGCAGGGTGCCCGCGCGGGTCATCAGGGTGTTGGCGGTCGACCCGCCGATGCCCATCTTTCCGAGCGCGCTCTGGGCGGAGTTCTTCTTCTCCTGCGTGGATCCGCTGTCGCGCTGGTTGGCGAGGCTGACGTACGTCTGCGCAGAACCACCGTGGATCTGCGCGAGCATCATGCCCTTGAGTTCACCCTTGACCAGTTGCAGGGTGTTCTGGTCCAGGCCCCAGGAGTTCAGCGACTGGTTCAGGCCGGAGCCCGGGTCGTCGAGGGTTGCCGACAACTGCGCGTTCGTCTTGACCCGCTTGAGTTCCGGGAACCGCTGGTAGATCTGCTGGGCGATCTGTCGAGGGCTCTGCTTCGTGCCGTTCTTGATCGTCTGGATGCCCATGCCGCGCAGCGTGTTGTACGTCGTAGCGCTCCACGCTGCGGCCGTACCCTGCGCACGCTGCGCCTCGGACATGCCCGGGTTCAGGTATCCCGAGGTGCCCTTGACGTAGTTCCAGTTCGTGTTGAAGTTCGCAGAGCCGGGCGACAGGCCCATCTGCGACATCGTGGCGTAGGCCGACGCCGCGTCCTGGGTGGACTGGGCGGTGAAGTTGTTCTTGAAGGCCGCGTCACGCAGCGTGTGCCAGGACTGGGACGAGTACTGCGCCGCCTGGTAGGCGGTCGTCTGCATGTCGACCTGGTCGGGCAACTGCTTCTGGCCCCACGCGACGACGCCCTGGAGACCGCTCTTGAGGGTGTAGCGGCTCTTCTGGCCGCCGTTGTTTCCCGAGCCACCACCCAGACGGGGGGTGTTCGTGCCACCGGAGCCACCAGAACCGCCGGAGCCACCGTTGTTGGACGCACCGCCACCCTGCGAGCCGTTGTTGGAGAAGCGGACGGCGCCCCCGTTACCGACAGAGCCGACGTTACGGGCGTAGTTGCTGGTGCCGTTCCATACGTCTCCCAGCGCCATGCCCACGCCCCGGGAACGGGACATCTGCCCGACTCCGGTGTTTACGCCCTTGAGACCCTTGTTCAGGTCGTTGATGGTACGCGTCAGGGCAGAGATCGCGTCCTGGGCCTTATTCCACCCCAGGAGCGTTCCCTGCCCCGCCACAGTGCTCTCAGCCATTCTCTGCCTCAGCAATTCGCCTATGTCGCTGCGCCCTGAACCACTTCACCCAGTGAAGACGCTCGCGCACGGTCAACCGGCGAATCTCGCTGAGGCTCCACGCCGGACTTAGTTCGACTAGTTGCTCGTATTCGAAGTACGTGTCGTGGTAGTTACAGGCCCTGAAACAGATCCCCCGCCGAAATGAAGAGGGGGACCTCCTTTCCGCACGAATCGTGCGTGAACTTGACCTCATTGTACTGAGGACCGGGCTGCTTGTTCTCAATCGCATCGAGGATGCGCTTCCGGTCCACGATGCCTAGAGAGCGGGCGAACTCGGGATTTCCGGTGACGGCATTCTCGCTGCCGTCGGCCTCGACCACGGAAATGAGGCAGCGGGAAAGCAGGAGGGTGTTCTGCTCGGAGTCGGTGGTTCGGTCGACGACGGCGAGGATTGCGTCCTGGTCGTTGCCTACGGGAAGCCGGACGAATGCCTTACGGCCCTTTCGCAGTTCGACTTCGAAGATGCGCTGGGACGGGTCCTCCAGGCGCCGGACGGGGATCTCGTCGAGCGTGACGGACAGGCGGAACTCCTCGCCGCAGTGCATGCAGGAGAACCGCTCCCAGACGATCTCGTCGCCGTAGGTCGCGCGCCGGATCTCCATCAGGAGCATGTCGCGGTCGCCGAGCAGGAGGTTGGACAGAAGGACGGGGCTGGTCTTCTCGCCTCCCACGGAAACAGTTCCGGAGGCGAGCAGGGTGGAGATGAACTTGCCGACACCGCCCTGGCGGGCCTTGGTGATGGCCTCTTCGTCCGCGCCGGTAAGTTCCCGCACCTCGGCGTCGAAACGGGTGCTAGGGAAGTCGTTGCCCAAGACATAGCCTCCCGGCAGGCGGAAATTACCACCTGCCGGGAAAGCGATCTCGGGCTTTGCGACCTCGCCCCCCTGGTTGAGCACTGCCGCGATGGCGGCGTTCGCTGCACCGGGGTTCGCAAGGGGGCTGGAGTACCCCTCGGTATTAAGGTCGTTAGCCACTGGTTTTGCTCCTAGTCGAGTCTCGGGAATCCGCTATTAGAAACTAACGGAAGACGAGCCCGTGCTGTTAGCCAACTTGAACTCGAAGCCCTCGTGAGCGAGGGTCATCTGCTGAACGATGATCGCGTTGGCGCCCGCGTCCAGGTCCGAGAAGGCCACCGCCGTGGGCCACGCGTTGTAAACGCGGAACGCAGCCTTGGCGGGAGTGGCGCCGGAAGTCACCGGGTGGTCGAGCACCTTGATGTCGACCATGTGCCGGAATTCCGCACCGGCCTTTCCGTTTCCGGTTCCCTGGAGGACAGTGAACAACTGCCGCATCCAGTCCATCATCTGCGAGTCGCCGACCGCGAGGCCCTTGGAGAGGGTGATGGGGGCGAAGTCGCTCTGCCCCGGCATCTTCTGGGTCGTTGTGTTCATACCGCCCTCGCGGTACGGAATCACCTCGGTCGTGACGTTCAGACCTGAAACGGACATGAAGCCCATGCGGGCGAAGCCCTTGATGCCCGGGTGCTGGATCTGGACCTGGAACTTGAAGTTCCGAAGCGGGTCCGTCGCGATGTGTCCGACGGTGGACGTGGTCGTAGCCATCAGTGGGTTACCTCTCAGGAAGTGGCCGTGCTGTCAGTGGCGGAGGAACCACCGCTGAACTGGCCGATCTCGATGACGATGAATTCGGCCGGGGTCTGGAGAGCGACACCGACGGAGATGTTCACGACCCCGTTCGCCACCGACGCGGCGGTGTTGTTGGTCGAGTCGCACACCACGAAGAACGCCTGCTCCGGAGTGGTTCCGGCCAGCACGCCCGTCTGCATGAGGGTCAGCAGGTACTGCGAGATGACCGCGTTGACCTGGTCCCACAGGATCGAGTCGTTGGGCTCGAAGACGGCGAACCGGGTGGCGTCGAGGATGCCCTTCTTGATCAGCATCAGCGACCGGCGGACGGAGACGTACCGGTCAGGCATGCCAGTCGACAGGGTGCGGGCGCCGTAGATGACGAAGCCGGTGCCGGGCAGCGACTTCAGCACGTTGATGCCAGCGACGTTGAGGTTGTCCTGGTCGTCGTTGGAGAACCGGAACTGCACGTCCAGCACACCCTTGAGGACCGTGTCGACACCGGCCGGTGGCTTCTGCACACCACGGGAGGCGTCGGTACGGCTGTACTGGCCGAGCACAGCACCGCCAGGAGGCAGCAGCCGGGCCGAGCCGGACGACGTCGTGGCCGGGTCGTTGACGATCAGCCACGGGCCGTAGATGGCTGCGTAGGACGACGAGCGGATCGCGGAGCCGCCCGTGGACATGCCCTGGAGGCTCAGCGCGTAGGAGTGGGCGTTGTCGGCAGACGTGGCCTTCGCACCGTCCACGACGACGAACACCGAGCCCTGGTCCTCGGCCCACTGGATGATCGGGTTGAGCACCGTCGCGTCGGTGACGCCCGGCACGTTCAGGACGAGGTTGTCCTCGACGATCTCCAGTCGCTGGGCGGCAGTGGCCAGGTCGATCGCGGCGACGCCGTCGGTGCCCCCGATCAGCGCGGTGCCCGTCTGGACGGCCGGGGAGTGGGTGGGATCCCACGCGGTATTAAGCAGGCTCTGGACCTGGATGAAGGACGAGCCGGTGACCGGGGAGTTGATCAGGGCCTGCGCGTTGCGGGAGTCGGACGGGTCCAGGGAGACGTCGGAGAAACGCTCCTTGAGGTACGCGGCGGTGTCCCCGCCCACGTAGACGTACATGTCGAACCGGCCGGAGCCGGTGGCGCCCGGAACGATGTCGACGTAGACCTGGTTGCCCCACGTTCCCGGGGAGATCGCGGTGACCTTGAGGGTCGGCTCAGGCGTGGCCTCGGTGTCCTCCAGGGAGACGGACGCTGCGACCGCGTCGGAGGCCGCCGCGCGCACGATGTAGGCGCTGTTGCCGCCGTTGTTGAAGAACTGGTAGACGGCGAACGGGAGCAGGTCCGAGGTGTCGCCGAAGCCGCCGTAGGTGGCGACGTACTGCGAGAACGACGAGACCAGGGTCGGCGCCAGCGGGCCGCCCTGCTTGGAGGTGCCGACGAAGGCCGCAACGGACTCGCCGGGAGTCGTCGCGGTCTGCGCGAGCGGGGTAAGCGTCTCGTCGATGTAGACACCGGGCCGCTTGTAGACAGTCATCTGTTTCTCCTGGGTGAAAGTGAATTCCTGGGGTTACGAATCCTGGGTCCGGGTCATGGGCGAGTTACGTTGTCCGTGAAGTACTCGAAGTCCAGTGCCACACTGGTCGCCTTGATGTACGCGTCAGCGACGGACTGAAGCATTTCGCTGGACACAGAGATCAGGTATTCGCGACGGAACAGACGCTTTCCGTTCTCGTCGCGGGTGTCGGCCAGCTCGGGGCCGCCGAGAAGATCCAGTCGACGTACCGTTCCGTCCTCGGGGATCTCCAGAAATCCGAACCGCGCAGGAATCCGATCGCGCTGCATCATCAAAGACGCCAGCGCAATGTCGTGCTCTGCGAGACGGGTGAAGACCATGACGCGGTACCGCAGATCGAAGGGGATCGGGTAGTCGACGAGGTACGGGGACTGCGTGACGTCGTAGGAGGTGTCTCCCTCCGCCCACCATCTGGTCGTGCCCTCGGGGGCGTACGGCAGGTAGACGGGGCCACGGTGCTCACGCTCGTCGGCCTTCTCGATGCCCGCGTGCTCGATGACGACCAGGGGGAAGGTCTGCGTCGCCAGCTCTACCTCGGGAATGCGGTAACGCACCGGAACGGGTCGTCCGTCCGGTGCATTCGCGTCGGTGACAGAGAGGCCCTGGAGTTTCGCCTTAACGGCGCGGTCCTCGTTGATGAGCCATGGCAAAGCGGGCCTCACGGGTCTCGAATAGCGGAAGTCTTCCGCCATTCAGGATCCCAAGAAAGCCGGAGAAGTTTATAAACCGCTACTGGGACCAGTGCTTGAACTGTGCGTCATTTACCAACTCGTCCGGCTTCATCTGTACGCACTCGATGCCGACGATGATGTCCCGGTTCTGGATCTGGCCCAGAACCGAAATGGATGTGACCCGGAAAACCGAGGTGTCGTAGACGATCCGGTCGACGAGGTACTTCCCGTGGGAGATGTCCTGGTCGGTGAACCCCATCTTCCGCAGCGAGTCGAACGACGAGGTGATGGAGAGGTTGTCGACGGTGTACAGACCCTGCGGGGTGTCCTGCGAGGCGCCCTGGCTGTGGATGACGTGCAGGGCCGGGATCCGGTACGGACCGATGAAGGTCTTCCCCTGGCCCGTCGCCTCGTCGTACAGGTCGTCCCCGGCCGGGTCGGTGTGGGAGTAGCGGTAGTACTGGACCATCTCGCCGATCTCGTGCTGGCGCCCGCGCAGGGACGCCATGATCTCGGTGGTCTCGTAGTTGGCGTTGAAGCGGCCGGAGCGCTTCCAGTCCAGGCGGCCCATCAGAAGTACCCGCCCCAGGTCTGCGAGGGGATGCCGGACTCGTCGTCGTTCTGGTGGCCCGGCCCGATCGGCGGGAGGACCCGCTTCGGCAGCGAGTAGTCGTCGTACTCGCGCTCACGGAAGATCGGCACGAGACGTCCGGTCGTACGGGAGACGCGTCGGAGGTTGGTGACCTCGATCGCGTACAGGCCGACGCCCATCTTCTCGCACAGCATCTTGTACCGGTCGGTGAGCAGTTCGATCTGCTTCTGGATCTGCGCGAACCGCTGGCCTCGGTCGACGGAAGTACCGTCGGCGGTCTGGACGTTGATGTCCGTGGCCGCATCAGTGGCCAGTGCCCACATCGCCTCCGTGCAGGCCAGCATGACGATCATGACGTCTTCCTCCGGCGGGAGGCTGGCGAAGTCGACGGGCTCATCGTCGTAGCGGATGAATCCGTTGGTATCCCGGTAGCGGGTGGCGATGGTCCGGCCACGGTTGTGCTGGGCGAACGCGTCGTTGAGGTACACGTCCAGCTCGTCGTCGGCGAACAGGCTGAAGGACTGCCCGGACACGAGCAGCAGAGCGTCCAGTGGCAGCGCAGCGTTCAGGGTGAGGATGCCGTTCAGCGCGTCCAGGACGTAGTCGTTGGTGGTGAGCACCGTCTGTGTGGTTCCGACGACCTGGACCGCCTCCAGGCCGGTGACGTTGTTCGCGCTCAGTTCGTACTCAGCGACGTCCCCGGTGCCCCGGATGGTGTCGCGGAACGGCGTGAGCCGGTCGCCCAGCTCACTGCGCACCCGCGACCGCAGGTCCTCAAGCGTGGCCATTCCGCGACTCCGATCAGGTATTAAGGGTCAGCGCGCCAGCGGCGATCTGAAGGGACTCGTTCGTCGCCGCCTGGAGCGGGCTGTCGATCGGCCACGCGTAGATGACGGTGCCGGTCGTGCCGGACGCGGAGGTGACCAGGGCCGCGAACGTGGCAGCGTCGGTCATGTCGGCGGTGAACGGTCCGAAGAACAGCAGGGCGTTGTTGCCCGTGGTCATCGGGGCGCCGGTCGGGGCGGTCCATACGACCTGCTGCCGGGCGTACCCGGCCGTGGAGACCTCCGGCAGGGAGGTCATGTCGTAGGTGCCGTCCTCCTGCGTCGGGTCAGCGATCAGCAGGGCCAGGTAAGTCGAACGCGGCGCTGTGTAGGCGACGGCCCGGCCGGTGAGGAAGTCCAGGGCGTTGCCAGCCCAGGTGGGGTTCGTACCGGCCATCAGGCATCAACCTTCTTGAACATGCGCGTGAAGTCGGACAGGTGCAGGGTGAACTGCCGGATCGCCTGGCCCGGCGCGTGGTCGCCCTTGTCGGTGATGATGTGGGTGTCGTAGACGTGCGCGAGCAGGACGGAGTCCTCGCCTGCGTGGCCGATGCCAGCGGTGCCCGCAGGGTGTACGTCAACCACGACCACCGTGGAGCCGGTGGGCAGGTGACCCAGTCCGGCTCCGTGGCCCTCGGCGTTCTCCAGCACGTACGCCTCACCCATGGACGGGGAGGGGGCGGGAGTAGTCATCAGTGCTCTCCTTGAGCCGATCAGTGCCAGATGTAGCCGAGGGAATCCAGGTGGTCGTAGAGGGCCTTGGGCGCCTTGTAGCGCACGCCCTCCTCGAAGTCGAAGTGGTTGCCGTGGCCGTAGGTCATGTTCTCCAGCGAGGTGTTCACGCGGAACTCGCGCATCGGGGTCTCGACCTCGACGGCGTCGGCGACCTCGATGGGGGCAGGGGCCGGAGGGGCGGACAGGTCGCGGGGCTTGACCTCGTGAACCGTGTCGTCTCGGTCGGCAGCAGCCTGGGCGTTGATGAGAGCGATCTCGCCCTCGCGCTGCTTCAGTTCCTCGGCGTGCTCCTTGGTGAGCGCGGCCTTGGTGCGGCCGGTCAGATCACCGGGGCGGGCGACATTACGTGCAGGCATGTTTTTCTCCGGGTGCGTCTCGTGTATGTGAAGCGGTACTACTTTAACGAGGAAGGGGAGCGGTCCTGGTAATCCAGAAAACCGCTCCCCTAACCCGTGGACTAGCCGGTCACCGCGACTACCAACTCAACTCGGATTCCTTTCGGAATCGCAGGCTCAGTTGGTCTCCGCGATGAGGACCGCCTGGTCGGTGATGAGGCCGAGACCCCAAATCGCGTACCAGGCCAGGGCGTGCTCTCGTCCGAAGTCGAGAATGCCGCCGTCACGCAGTTCGACCGGCAGCGAGATCGCGTGGCCGAATGCGTTGTCGCCCAGGAAGATGGACTGGTAAACCGTCTGGCTGGCAGCGTTGGTGAACTGCTTGACCTGCGTGGTCTCGATGAAGACCACGTCATTCAGGCGGCCAATCTCACCCAAAAGGAAGTTCCCCGGGGCCGCGTACTTGGTGACCTCGATGAACTCAGGGTCATCGCGCAACTTGCGCGACTGGTGCGGGTGGACGAAGCAGACGTAGGTCTCGCCCAAGCGCGGAACGTTCTTGGTGGCCAACGTCTCGACCGCGTCCTTGACCAGGGCCGTGGTGAAGTCGAACTTGCCGGTCAGGCCGTCGGTGGAGGTGGCAGCGGTGCCGTGGTCGTACGGCGACAACTGCGTACGGGTCGTGTTGCCCACGGCCGTGGTGTCGAACTTGTTGTAGCCCCAGATCTTGCTGGACGCCTGGAGCAGGGTGTCGCGAGCGGACTGGTCCAGGTAGAGGGCCATGTTGCGGCCCAGCAGGCGGGACGCCGACGCCATGACGTCGTCGAACGAGGCGTTGAGCAGGAGTTCCGAGACCGCGACCGCGTAGCCGTGCTCGGCGACGGTGATCGAGAACTGAGAGGCCGAGAGGGCGTTGGTCTGCATGCGGACGCCTTCAACCAACTGGCTGGCGGAGCCCAGGTTGTTGTACCGCATGAAGTTGATCGTCAGACCGGGCTGAACGCCCAATTCGGTCTTCTTCACCGCGAACTGCTCGAAGCGGAGAATCGGCATGGACTGGAACAAAATCTCCTTGCTCCAGATGGTCTGAATGGCCGCACCGAGAGTGCTGTTGGCGCCCGAGTAGTTCGTCGGAGAAGCCGACAGGTTCGGGGTACCAGTGATCGCGCTTGGCATACTTGGATTTCCTTAGTTACGGGTACTCGACCGAATTACGAGTACAGTCCACGCTGGTTCTGGGCCGCCTGTCCGACGCCCAACTGGCCCCGAATCTTGGCGTACTCCGACATCGGCATATCGCGGAGGTCAGAAAGGGAGTACGACTTAGTGCCCGGATCGGTGTCCATCGGTCCCGTGGTGGAATAGCCCGTGGGGCTCACACCACGCATGGAAGCACGCTGCTGAATAGCAGCCTGCTGAACCGATTCCAGAATAGCCTGGGTCTTCGCCTTGACTGTAGCGATGGAGTTCTCGACCTCCTCCGGCGAATTACCGCCGACGAAGTCGAGGAGTTCGGGAGCGATCTCGTTGGTTTCCTCACCAACGCGACGCTGAATGTAGGACTGGAGGTTGTTGAACTCCTGCTCCTTCTGGAACAGAAGGCGCTCCTCCTCGCGCTGCCGCTCGATCTGCTCGAAGCGGGAGGACCACTCCTGCTCCTTGACCGCCAGGAGGTCCTTCGCGGACAGGTCGTCCTCCGCCTTGCGCTTCGCCTCGGCCTGAGCCTCCTGGCGCTTGCGCTCCTCCTCGGCCTGAGCCTCCTCGCGCGCCTTGCGCTGGGCCTCGATCTCGTCCAGGAACTTCTTGTTCTGGTCCTCGACGGTCTGGAGGCGCTTGTACAACTTGTCCTTCTCCTCCTGCCGCGCCCGCTGGATGTCCTCAGCCGTGAAGCGAGGCTCAACAGGGGCAGGAGCGGGGGTCTCGACGACAGCGGCCGGAACGGTGAGCACAGGCTCGCCACCTTCGCCGGGCTGCGGAGCGCCACCTGCGATGGGGTGGATCGGGCGGCCGTCCTTGCGGTAACCGAGGACCGTGGCGGCGGGCACCGAGATGCCCGAGGTATTAAGCGTCATGAGCGACGAACTCCTAGTCGGTACTTTTGTCCGGGTCGCGGCGAAGCCCAGCGCGTGGGCCGTATGCCTGTGTCACGATTTCGTTAGTCATCTTCTGAATCTCGGGCGCTGTGATGTTGCCGAGTTCGACACCACCGGGAAGCGTCACCGGATTCGGACCACCAGGCTGCGGGCCGACGGGATTCCCATCTGCATCAGTCTGGGGTGCAGGCGCCTCCGCCCCATCGGGCGGCATTCCCGTCAACTGGAGAATACTCGAATCTATCTGAGCCTTTAGCATTCGCAGAGCGCCCTGCTGCTTGGCGTCCTCGATCTGCTCCTCGAATATCTCGCGGACCTTCTCGTCCGGGAACTCCTCGCCCAAGTCGTGGAGGGCTCCGCGCATGGACTCAAGGCCCATGGACATCTTCGCCTGGATCTCGTTCAACTTGATGAGGGTGTCGACCGGGAGAGGGGCTGGCCATTCGCACTCGGTGAAGTAGGCCATCGGGTCGAGAACGTCGATCATCGGGGGCTGGTCTTCCTTCATGATGCCCTCGGTGGACGGGTCGTAAAGGCGCGTCTCGGGCTCGAAGGTGAACAGCGTCTTGAGGATGAGTTCGTTGATCTTCTGGAGACCGACGGAGTACTGCATCTTCTTCTGGTCGTAACGGGACATCATCGGCCGGTACATGATGGCCAAGGCCACACCCGACGTATTCGACGCGGGCTGCATCTGACCGAGCGCCGTTTCCGGAACACCCGTGATCTCGTGCATCGAGCGCTTGATCATCTCAAGGTACTGAAGCGGTCCGGCGAGGTCGACGCCATTCTCCAAGTTGTACACCTGGGCGTCCTTGGGAAGTCCACCCCACACCTTGCGTGGGCCCTTCTCCAGGTTGCTCGCTTTCGCGCCGCTGATGATCGTTACGGGGGCTGCGTGGTAATTGATGATGTCGCTGATGTCCGTCGCCTTCTCGTTGTACTCACGGTTCAGCGAGATGATGTCGGCGATGTCCGACAGACCCCACGGAGAACCAGAGACCTGAGCATTGGCGACGTGCACGACCGGAATGGTCCCGAGAGGATTCGGCCGGGAGTCGATCAACTCGTCATTCAGATACTCCTCGATCGTGTCGTCCGTCAGCACCTCGACGTAGGTGTATACGGAACGTGTCCCATCTTCACCGGTCGCCCAAAAGCGGTACTTCAGTTTGAAGCGGATCAGACGGTCCCGGTCGTGGGGGTGCCACTCCGGGAAGCAGAAGGAGGAGTTCAGGGGAAGGATGCGAACGCGGCCTGCGTGTGGTTGTCCCGTGTTATCTGTGAATCCAGGCTCGTATGCGACCTTCACGAAGGAGTCGCCGGAGATGCCGCCTTGCTGGCCCATCTCCCACAGCAACTGCTCCTTGCGGTTGTCGACCTCCCAGGCCCTCTTCAAAAGGCCGGGGATGATGTGCTCGTACTGCTTCACGCTCTTGAAGTGGACGCCGCGTCCGAACGTGAAATTGTTGATGTAGTCGGCGAACGCCTTCACGTAGTTGAACGTGATCTGCGCCTCGCCCGCTTCTCTCCGGTATCCCCAGTGATGACCCAGGTAGTATGCGAAGTTCTGGGAGTACCTATTCAGGCGAGGGCCGTGCACCTCAAACTCCTCGTCGGCCAATTCGACAAGGCCGAGAGGAGAGATCGACACCGTAAGGTCCGACCCCGAAGCCCGCATGCTGGGGCTCGCGAATGAGATTGCACCGCTCATGGGTAAACGACTCCGACTTTAGATCTCGACGATGCGCGTGGGCGCGAGGGAACGTGCAGACTTCTTGGCCGCGCGACGGCTCTCGAATGGCTCCTCGCCGCGCTGCACGACGTTGCCGTTGGGCAGAACCTCGTGCAGGACGTACTGGCGGCTCTTGGCGCCGTCCTCGGTCTCTACGGGAATGCCACGCACCAGATAACGCTCGTTGATCAGGTGCTTCCCAACGGTCTCCCCCTTGGAGAGAGGCAGCTTGGGAAGCACCTCATCGACGGACGCCTTCGGTGCCCTGCGGCGGTCGTGGAAGGCAACCATGGATCAGTCGTCCACTACCGCCGGGGAAAGCCGCTCGTAGCGCCGACCGTTGCGGACGACCTCCTCGTAGGAGACCGTCGCGTAGTCGGAGAACGACCCCTGCGAGAACTCACCGAGATAGGTCGGCGCCTCGACCCACGAGGCGGAGCCGACGTGAACGCGCTCGGCCATCGTCTCCTGCGGGAACTTCTCGTAGACGTTCGCGTTGTGGTTGGGTCGGCCCGGGGCGGTGAGGTAGCCCTGCATGACGCCCTTGGTGAATTCGTTCGGGACGTCCGTGTCGGTGGCGACTCCCTCTTCGAACCTGAGAGGACCGCGACGGGCGGTGTTAAGCGCATCCTTGCGCTCGTAGACGGTGCCGACACGCTCCTGGAACTGCGGGTCGGGTGCGAGATTTCCAGCCATTCCGTAATCCTCTTCTGATAGCGAGGGAACGCTTCAAGCGTAGGAGGAACACGGAAGTGGTTGTTAATGCCGCTAAGCGCGGGGAAGGGAGAAGAGGCTGGCCGGGGAAGGGGTCGCCGACGGTACGGTTACGTCGTACTCCTCACCGCCCGGGAAGCATTCCTTAACGTGCCACACGAATCCGGGAGTGACGCCGGATACATCCGTGGCAAGCAGGTCGACGCTCAGTGAGCCCTGCTCGATGTGGGAGTCGATCTCCCGAAGCCACACCACGGTGTCGCCATCGGTAACCCGCTTCACCGAGGGACGGAAACGGACCAGGGATCCGTTCAGAGGATTTCCTTCGCCGTCAACGTATTTGGCCGTGACGGTGACGGCTGTGAAGTTGGGCGGAAGAGTAAGGGCAGGAGTATCTGGGCCTGCCACGGTGGAGGGCTGCTGCGCCGTCCACCCGGGGGCATTCCATTCGTCGGCCATATCGTTCCTTAGCGCTGGAAGGGGGAATTAGAAACTTCGACCTCGGGCATCGTGTAGTCCTTGGTGAGGACACAAGCGAGTGCCAGGGAATCCGCGTAGTCGTCGTGAGCGTCAGCCGCGCGAGGGGCTTCTGCGAGGACGTACGGGCCTTCGAATTTCTTCTCCAGATCTTCCATCTGCTGACGGAAGCGCTTGTAACTCTTGAGGCGCCGGGTGTAGGCGTGGGAGGGCCAGGAGATGTGCCCTCGGTCCATCAGTTCCATGAGGTGCTTCCAGCGCTTGGACTGCTCGGGGCGCTGGGAAGAAAGCGGCACGATGTCGATATGCGGCAGCAGTACCTTGAGCCGGGATATGACGACGTCGCCGACGCCACCCTCGTCGACCGCGATGGCCATCACGTTGTAGTTCTGGACGAATTCGACGATGCGGAAGTACTGGGCCTCCCAGTCCATTCCTGCGAGGTCGAGCCAGTTTAGGATCCGGTGCTCGAAGTACCCGTACTCGTCGGGCTGCTCCCACCGGACCCACACGGCCGTGACGATCGTGCTGTCCTGCTTACGGGCAGGGTCGATGCCGATGACGATCGGGCTGGAGTGGTAGGCCGGGACGATCTGCATCGAGGTGTCGCCAAGTTCATCAAGCCGCTCGGAGGTGGTGAACATACCCTTGTCGAGCAGCCAGATCAGCCTGTAGGACAACTTGAATTCGTCGGAGTCCTCGCCGATGCGCAGGAGTTCCTTCTTGACGAACTTCCGGTAGTAGTCAGACCACCGCGAAACCTCTTTCCAGTCGGCCTCGAAATGGTTCTGCCGGGCACCTCGTCTGGTCGCTGTTCGCCTATTGATCTGGATCTGGTTGTAAAACACGCCCTTCTCATAGGTGGGCGTGCCGGTAAACACCATGGTCGCATTCGTCGAGGCACCCATCGGGCCGATCGACTTGTTCACCATCTTGGCGTCGGCGCCCTGACACTCATCAATGAGAATGAGGTGGTAGGTGCGGCCTTCAATGGTGGCGCGCGGGTGACAGGTCTGCTTTCGGACGAGGGAGCCGGAGCGCTTGAGGGTAATGGAGCGGCCCTTGCCCTGGACGGTCTCGTCGATTTCCGGGTCCGCCATGATTTCCAGGGCGTGCTCACTGGTGAGGCGGGCCACGATACGGCCGTACAGGTTGTCGGCCTGCTCCTCCACGGGCGCGAAGGCACCTACCCACAGGCCCTCCTTGAACTTGCCCAGGAGGTCGGGGAAGATCTTCGCCAGCCTCGGCAGCATGATCATGCAGGCGGCGACGCAGTTGGCCACGGTCTCGGACTTGCCGGACTGGCGGGAGAACAGCGCGGTGATGGTGGCGCCGTCGTCGATGATCAGGGACTCGATCAGTCGGGCGGCGAAGGGGCGCTGATAGGGGCGCAGCGGGTGGCCGGAGACTTCATCGACGATCACCAGCAACTTGGAGACCAGCTCGTCCACGAACTGCTGGCTGGTCTGGTCGAGTACTACCTCGGTGTCGAGCCGGGCCTGATGCTCTGCCTCGGTCTCGTCGCTGGTTATGTCGTCGTGCTCGACGTCCTCCGTAACAACAGACACGCCTAACCCCAATCCGTTTCTATTACGGATTCGAGATTAGGCGTTTCTGGCTATGTGTTTGTAATTACGGCTTGACAAGCCGCTCAAGCAGCCTTACGGACATCCCTCTTCGCGACGATCTGCTGTGCGCGCTGGCGGGTGAAACCGAACATCTCCCCCAGCCGGTCATAGGTGTAACGGCCCTTGTAGTAGACGGCCTCCACGAGGGCGTCACGGGCCTCGGTGGACACAGCCGGAAAGTCTGCGAAGCACATGGCGTCACAGAAGATCGGGGCTTCCTTCTTGGCCATCTTCTTGCCCACTCCGAGCAGGCGCCAGCAGCCCCGGCAACGAACCTCTACCAGGTCGGTCATCAGCCTGCCTCTCCCTTCAGGCGGTCCTCGGTCTCGTTCTCCTCGCCGAAGTCACCTCCGCCGTTCTCATGCCAGGCGCTCTCGAAGCCCTTCAGGACGTCGTTCAGCATGCCGAGAGGGAAGGTGAGGCCCCGGCCGTAGAACTCCTTGCTCGGGATGAACTCTCGGGCATCCACGAACAGGCCGTCCTGGGGACTCTGGACCGTGGAGACGTGGATCTCCTTGTCGTACACGTAAGGGATACGCGCGTGTACCGTGCGTCCTTCTGCCAGCTCGTCCATGCCAACCTCCTGAGACGCTTCCTGATCTACGAGGCTACACCTACGCAAGCGGTCTCGACAACCCGCTTGACGAGCGCGTAGAGTGGAGATCCACGAGAGAAGGAGCCACCCATGGGCATGTACCCGATGCGAGACCCGGAGAAGTGCCCGAAGTGCGGGCGGAGCCTCGACGAAGAGCCGAAGCCTGAGCGCCCCTCTGTGCCTGGATTTCCCGAAGGAGTAGCCTACGGACAAGATCCGGTCTGTGGGGGGCGCTGGAGCGTATGGGACAAGACCTCTCCGCTGCGGAGCAAAGCACAGCCGTATGTGGATGGAGGCCCTGATGCCTGACGACTTTCTCTTCACCAGCGCGATACACCAGACTGCCAACGCGCTCAACCCGCCCGAGGGTTACGACCCTACGGCGGACGCCATGGCTCACCAGTTGGCGCGCGAGCAGCACGACTTCTACACCAGCCAGCAGGCGATGCAGTCCACCCCGCCCGGAGGGCACGACTTCTCCCTCCAGGGGATCAAGGAGTTCGCCTACGGCGTCGGCGCCCTGCTCGCGCTCGGACTGTTCCTGAAGTACGTCGTCGGAGTCGGCTGACCTTCTCAGCACGAAGCCCCCACCGGATATCTCTGCCGGTGGGGGCTTCGTCGTGTCATCGTGCCCGGCGGAGCTGCACGACGTTCTGCTGGGAGACCATGCCCGTCAGGAACGGCTTGCCCTTCATCGTCTCGTCCCGGCGCCGCTTCTCACTCGACAGCCCCAGGTACCGCTCCGTGGTCGTCATGGACGAGTGGTGCAGCAGCGCGGAGACCGTACGCAGCGCCGCGTCGTAGCCGACGTCCTCGGCGAGCTGGTCGAAGTAGGCACGGGCCACCGCCCGGCGCACCGTGTGCGTGCCCTCGTAGCGGGTCGGCAGGCCCAGCTTGGCCAGGGCGCCCTTGACGATCTTCTCCGTACGCTCCACCGGCCGGTCGGCGTGGTAGACGAACGGGGTCCGCTCATACACCCGGCGACCCAGCGCCTCGTCGAAGTAGTGCGTCTTGATCTGGTTGCCGGACCGGGCCGGGAAGAGGTAGTCGTCCGGCCGCAGCGGGCGCCCGAGCAGAGCCGCGTACTCCTCGAACCAGATCCGCAGCTCCCGCTCCAGGTCGGCAGTCAGTGGCATCTCGTCCTCCTCCTTGGTCTTGATCACGGTCACGAAGACCTCGGAGGCCGCGAAGTCGACGTCGCCGACGCGCAGGTTCACCAGCTCGCTCGCGCGGCACGCGGTGTTCACGGCCGTCGCGAGGTAGGCGCGGTGCATGGCGCACTCGGACTGGTCCAGGAGCTGGAGGAGGATGCCCGGCGCGGGCTGCATGCGCTGCTTGCGCACCTCGGGCAGTGGGTCGACCAGGCACAGGTAGTCGTTGCGCGGAGCGAGCCCCCGGGCGTGGGAGTAGCCGAAGAACAGGCTCAGCCGCTTGCGGTAGTGGTTGTGCGTGCTCGGCCCCACGGCCGCCCGGAGCTGCTGGCCCTTGATGCGGGTGACGTGGATGTCCATCAGCCCGCCGTCGCCGTAGAAGAAGTCACGGACCTGCTCAGGGGTGAGGGCCGCGAAGTCGGGGTTGCCGACGTGCTCGGCGAAGCGGGGCAGCAGGTTGTCGTCGGCGCGCATCGTGTTGTCGGCCTTGGCGGCTCGCCGGTTGCCCAGGTACTCGTCGATGGCGCTGCGCAGTGCGATGGTCACGCTTCCTCCTGTTGCGGGGTGAGCTGCGACCCTCAGCGTAAAGACGTCAAGCCTTCTCGTCAATGCGCTGGACAACAGGTTATGTAGACGTAATCCTGAAGGCGTAGTACGGTTCCCGTCATGATGACGAACACGCTCACCGGGCTTAATACCTCGGGCTCCGACGAGCCCCAGGTCACCGTGACCCTCACCAACAACCGGATGGAAGACAGCCGCTGGAACCGGCTCCTCACCATCCTGTTCACCCCGCAGGACGAAGACACACCCGCAGCGACCTAGCACAACTACCCCACACAGGCGGGCCGTTCCTCATATACTGCGCTGATCAACAAGACGGGCCTGCCCATCGCGAGTCTAGGCGCGAGGGACAGGCCCTTGATCAGTCTGTAAAGGAGACTGAACCATGGCCAGCATAGCGGCCGAGCGCGCCCGCGAACGCGCCCTGAAGGTAAATGGCACCCGCCCCGGCACCCCCGGCACCCCCGGCACCTTCAAGTCCTGTACCGCCCTCGCACGCATCGTCAAGCGCGTCGGCGCGTACCTCCGCGTCTCCACCAAGGACCAGATCGTCGGCTACGGCCTCGACGTCCAGCTCAAGGGCATCCAGGACAACATCGACGTCAAGAACACGATGGAGGCGCGCAACGGCACCAACATCGTCTGGGAACTCTCCGACGTCTACGAGGACGCAGGCGAGTCCGGCGCCAAGCAGGACCGCCCCGAGATGATGCGCCTGGAGCGCGACGTACTCGCCAAGAAGATCGACGTCGTCGCCGTCCACAAGTTCGACCGCATCGGTCGCACCGGCCGCGCCTTCTGGCACTGGGTCTGGGCCCTCGAAGACGCCGGTACCTCGATCATGTCCGTCACCCAGGAGATCGACACCACCACGACCCACGGCGTCACCGCACTCCAGCAGCTCGCGTCCTTCTCCGAAATGGAATGGCGCACCATCCTGGAGCGCACCCAGAACGGCCTCAACATGAAGGCCGCAGCCGGAGGCTGGACCGGCGGTCCCCCGCCCTTCGGCTACTGCATCGAGAACCAGGGCAAGCGCGACTCCAAGCTGGCTCTGCACGCCGAGGAGTGCCGCACCCTCGACATCGCCGCCCAGATGATCGTCGAAGGCGGATACACCGTCGACCGCGCCGCGCACATGCTCAACCTCATCGGCCGCCTCACCCGCAAGGGCGTGGAGTGGACCGGATCCAACCTGCGGCACAAGTTCTTCAACACCGCCCTGGACGGTTTCGTCGTCTACCGAAACACCGACGAGGTAGTCAACAAGCGCCGCAAGCGCGCCACCAAGATGAACCCCGACGGCACCCCCAAGCACGGCCCGATGATGATCATCGACACCCCGATGGTCTTCGAGATCGACCGGCTCATGTCCATCCGCCACGCCCTCAAGCGAAACGGCTGGAACCTCACCGGCCCGTACAAGTACCACCCGCTCAGCACCCGCGTGATCGGTGAATGCGGCGCCCACTACACCGGGGTCTGGGTAAAGGCAGAAGACCGCCGTACCTACCGATGCACCGGAAACAAATGCGGGGACTCGGTGATCGACGCCGTGGCGCTCGAAGAGGTCGTATGGGACAGCCTGAAGAACTTCCTCGGCGACAAGGAGAAGCTGCGCGAGATCGCCAAGGACTGGGTCACCACCGCGCCGGATCACCGCAAGATGTACGAGGCGCGTATTGAAGAACTCACCCGGGAGATCTCGGGCCTGCGTGAGCTGACCACCACCACGCTGGTGAACCTCGCGAAGGCGGGCGTCGATGCGCTGGCCATCAATTCAGCAGTGGCGAAGCTGAACGAGGAGATCAACAACAAGCAGGCGATGCTGGACGACGCCGTGTCAATGCTGTCGGAGGCAGAAGAGGCCGCTACTCGGGCCGAGGATTTCCAGCGTCTGGTGGAGATCGCCAGCTTCAACCTGGAGCACATCACCGACCGGCAGAAGGCCGAAGTGATGGACCTGCTGGAGATTCAGGTGTCGCTCATGGGGCCGGTTCCGCTGGACGGCCGTTTCGGGCCGGACTCCGACATTGAGCAGTGGTTCGGGAAGCGCGGCGTTCAGCCGGTCGAGATGACCGATGCGCTGTGGGAGGAGGTCCGTCCTCGGATCAGCTTCCGGGTCACGAAGAAGAGCCACGATCTGCGGTCGCTGGTGGAGGGTCTGCTCTACAAGGCCCGCACGGGTTGCCCGTGGTCTGAGATGCCGGAGCACTTCCCGCCGAAGGAGGCGCTGAGGGCCCGCTGGAGGGCCTGGAAGGACGGGGCGTGGGAGAGCATCGTCGAGCCCCTTCTGGAGCCCGCTCCGCCGCGTAAGCCGCCTCTGCCGCCCATGAAGGTGACGGGGAACATCGACCCCCGTCTGGTCGAGTTCACGAACGGGCAGGCGACGAGCCAGGTTCCGCACTCTGGTGGACGAGCGTCCAGGGGTTCGTTCACGTACGTCATCAACCTGGAAAAATGGCGATTGGCCGCCTGACCTGCGAAAACAACGAAGGCCCCGACCCGATCAAGGGTTGGGGCCTTTCTCATGCCTCCCGTCGGGAGAGCACATCCAGGACTCCGAGCAGGCTCTGGGCTCCTCGGTGGGCCTCCAGCAGACTCTCCGGCGTGGCCTGCTTGCGGTAGTCGTCGAGCGTCTTCGCCAGGCCCGAGCCGACACTGTCCGCCCAGTCGAGTACGTCCCCCGTGGGCAGTCGGTCGAGTCGCTTGGCGACCTTCGCGCGGACCGGGTCCACCTTCTCCTCGCCGCCCCGAAGGGCGCGCTTCACATCAGCCCAAGTGCGCACAGGACCTCGAACTCCTCTTCCGTGTCGTCAGCCTTCTGGGATACGACCCGGCGGGCCGCTGCCTTCTCGTCGTCGGTGTTCTCAGGTGAGGAGGGCATCGTCGTCCTCCCTGTCGAATCTGTGGGCGTGGTCGCGGATGTCGTCGGTCGACAGCGCGTTTCCGTATCCCTGGATTGCGGTGTAGAGGGCGTCGCTTTCCGAGCGCCAGGTGTGGCGCCAGCGGCCGAGGACGATTCCCTTTCCCGGCCATACCTTGATGACGAGGGAATTGGAACGCCGGTAGGGCGGCTCTATCTCGTCGGTGGGCGCGGTATGAAGAAGCGGCGTATGGGGGCGCAGGTTCACCGCGTGAACGAAGAAGGGCCCCACCCCATGTGTATTCGGCATGGGATGGAGCCTATTCTCCGGGCGGCCGGAAATGGTAAATCAGTAGTCGCCCGTGGGTTCGTCGAGATCGTGCTCCGGCGCGTAGGAGTAGTTGTTCAGAGTCCGGTTGATTGCGCGGCCGGGGCTCTTCACCCGCTTGAAGTTCCGCCAGACATTCGGCGGGACGTTGTAGTAGCCGTAGACCTGACCATTCCGGAATCGGACCCGTAGCGTCTGAGAATCCTTGTCGTAACCAGCGGCAAGAGTTCTCGGGCGCGGCGGATTGATAGAGGGGGTCGGCTGGTATGGGAGGAGATCTCCGTCGTCGCCGTCCTTGGCCAATTGGATGGCGTCGGCGAGTTCCTGCGACATTACCCGGCGGGATCCTGGCCGGGGTCCTGGGTTGGGGGTTGTGCGGGGCGGCTCGGGCGTGGTCGGCATCGAGAACAGGCTGAGCTGTTCGAAGTCGTTGCCTCGCTTGTTGGGGCCGCGTGGGCCTCTGCGTGCCACTGTGTCTCCTTACGCAGCAGCCCCTGCCCCGGTGACGGGAAGCAGGGGCTTTGGGGCTGCTTGGATCAGGCCGGGACGTTGTCGACCGTGGAGGCGATGGCCGGGCCGGTGGCGCCGGGAGCGGTCGCCGTGCCTGCGTTGCGGGTGCCTGCGTAGACGCCCGTGCCGGTGAGTCGGTCGTCGGCCTCCGGGCCGCCGGGGTGCTTCGCGGCCTCCTCGGGGGTGAGGACGACGAGACCGGCGTTGTGGGTGGCCGGGTCGACACCGATGGCGCGCTGGGCGGCCGGGTCGGGCAACTGGGCCTGGACGAAGACCTGGCCGGGGATGGCGTCGGTGTTCTCGTACTTGGTGCCGTGCTGGACGGTCCAGCCGAGGTTGGGGTGGTCCCAGTCCGAGGAGCGCCCGGGGACTACCTCGGGGATCGCGGCCGGGGTCTCGCCGACGGGCTCGGTGTTCTTGGAAGCAGCAGCCACTGTGGATTCCTCTTTCGGTGCTTACCGGGTTTGCTGGACGGTCCAGCCCGGTTCCTGCACCGGACCCTCTTCGTCCTCTTCACGATTATGAGGGCAGTCAGGCCCTGAATAGACATGTTGGCCGTCTACGAATACGCAGCGGGATGTGTACATGTGGGTCTCCTACAGGGAACTGCCTGCCTCGGTATTCGAGCCTAGCGGCATTCCGGCCGGAGTTTCCCATGGCTGCATTCCGGCGAACTGATCGGCGGATAGGAGTTGCTGCCGAAGGGGTGCCCCGCCGACGGTGAAGGTGTATCCGCCTGCGTAGGCGTCGCCGGTTGCGGGGATGGGTTCAGGCACCTTGGGCATGGCTCTCCTCCCGGGCCTGGGCGAAGCCGGTGCGCAGCCGTACGAGGCGCACTCTGGTGATGCGCAGTCGGCTCATGTGCTCGGGGGTTGATCCGACGGCCTTGGACACTTCGTCGATGCAGCGGTCCACGAGGTCTTCGAGGTCGGAGATGTCGTCTCGTCGTGTCTGGCGCAGCAGGGGCATCACGGCCTCCTCCGGCGGGGCCGGGGGCCTCCGTCGCTCTGGAACAGATCCAATACGTCTTCCAGGACGTCGGTGACGGTGGCCTGGGTGGCGACACTGTCCCGGGTGGCCTGGACGAGGTCCTTGGCGGCGGAGACCATCTGCTCGGCGAGGGGTACGACCTTCTCGGTCAGGGCGCGGAGGCGCTTGTTCTCTTCGACCTCGCGCCGGTATGCCTTGCCTGAGACGACGATTTCGGTGACGAACACGGCGAAGATAAAGGCCGCGATCGGGCCGAGGACCAAGGGGTTGTCGACGGACAGTCCGCCCCCTCCTGATCCCGAAGCGAGAAAAAGAAACATCCCGGGTACCGTCCGTCGCTTTGGGGGTTGCGACTTTTAATGGTACCCGGGATGTTTCTTGGCCTATTAGGTCTAGAGATTAAGTCCCTTCTTCTGGAGTCGGTTCTTCAGCTTCGTGTAGGCGACGCTAACTGGCGTGAGTCCGCAGATCTCGGGAGTTTGCTTCTCTTTGTCTTCATCGGTCCAGTCCTTCTTCGGCTTGTCGAGGGGCGGTGGGGTCCACTTGAGGTGGTTGCCTCCGGTGACCTCGATCTCCCAGCCCTGCTTGCGGGCCTTCTTGGCCAGCGCCTCGGTCTCCTTGTTGGTGCCGAGTTTCCCGCGTGTGCCGCTACCGGCAACTGCCTTGCCCTTGGGGGGCATTGGGTCCTCCTAGGTCGTGTAGTACTTGCTGACGTAGTAACTGTATTGGCGTCAGTTACGGCTTCGCAAGCCGAATCACCAAACCGCTTGACGTGGCCTAGGTCACATACCGCCGAGTAAGCCTTGACTCACCGAGCGTCTAAGCCTCTGTCATATGCACGCATCTCTCGGGGCAGCACAAAGCCCCGCCTGCCAGTGTGGCAAACGGGGCTCGGTGTGACCAGGTCACGCCCCCTGGAGGGAGGCCAGTGTCTTCTGGACCAGGTCGGAGTACTCCTGCTGATGGGCGGCGATCAGGGCGGCCGTGGCCAGCTCGGTGGCCTTGGCGAAGCGGGCCTCCTCCTTGCGGCGGTCACCGATGGCCTTGAAGTGCTCGTAGCTCTCCGGGGAGGCGTAGTACTGGGCGCTGGCCATCAGCCCAGCCGAGGGCACACCGATCGCGTACCACTCGGGCCCGTTGTAGGCGTGCACCTGGTCATCTACGAGCATCCTGGCCAGCAGCCGCTCGGCGGCCGGTACGTCGATGACCTTCCGGGCGAAGGTCATCTGCGGGACACGGTAGTTCCACTCCGGCTGGACGGCCTTGGCCACGGCGATGATCAGGTCCGGTCGGCTGGACACTTTCGGGGCGTGGTCGTTCAGAGCCTCCAGGATCATCTCCTTGGTGACCTCGACCTTCTCAGGCAGGGCATCTCCACCGACGGGGTACCGGCGGGCACGGGTTCCCATGGTCTACGACCTCACTTTCCGATGGTGTCGCGGCGCCGGAACGGGTCCTTGCGCTGCGGGTCGACGGGGACGATCTGCGTGGGGGCGTCCACGCCCTCCGGCAGGTCCTCCAGCTTGGTCCAGTACGGCTCCACCCAGGTGGTCGTCGACTGCGTGCGCTGGCCGGACTTCCCCGGCCCGATCCAGACCGTCTTGAAGTGCCCGGCCCGGTGCTGGGGGCCGTACTCGACGCCGGAGGGGATGGACAGGCCGTCGCGGTTCACCGCTGCGGCCCGCTGCCGGGCGGTGTGCAACTGCGGACCGACGTACCAGCCGACGCGGACCCAGAACGGATCACGGTCCTTTGGCTTGCGGCCCTTGCCGGTCTTCTTCTTGCGCGTCTGGACCCACTCCGGGGGCTCCTTGACGTCCCTGTTGTCGGTGCACAGGTAGGTCAGCACGGAGAACGCCTTCTGGAGGATGGGGCGGAACGTCTTGACGGCCTCGGTCCGGTCTTTCCCGTCGGCGCTACCCCCCTGCCACTCCTCGGCGAAGCGGATGGCCTCGTCGGCGGTGAAGGTCTTCCTGTCCATCGGCAGCGGGATGAGGTCGCGGTGGCCCCCGGCGACGATCTCCCCGGTGTCCTCGTCGACCACGTCGTAGCAGAAGAGGAGCGCCAGGCCGTCGCGGTCGGGGTCGTTGGAGCTGCACAGTCCCATGCCGGAGAAGCCGACGATGAAGAAGCACCGCACGTAGCCCTCGGCCAGGCCGCCACGGCCCTTACCTGCGGGCCAGGGGTCGGGGATGACAACCATGGGGTTGATGTGCGGCAGCCGGTCGAAGAGTTGGCCGGGCACCTTGGACATCTTGGAGCGGTACAGCGCGTCGGCCAGCTCCTCGTGCAGGTCGTAGACGACCCGGCCGTTGCGCTTCCACAGCTCGCTGACCGCGATCTCCCCCATGAGGTCGCCGACGCGCTCCAGCGTGGCCTGGTCGAACTGGACGCGGTCCTGCTGGTCCCAGCCCGGAGCGATCCCCCGCATCATCGCGTCGATCCGTCGCGAGATCTTCGGCACGCTTCGCAGCTCTTGCGATGCCTCCGTGAGCTTGTCCACGTGCGCCATGGCCGCCTTGTGCGCTTCGGCGGCCCTGCGGGTTCTGTCTTGTGCCATCGGTCCCTCCCTGACGTGCAAATCCTACGGGCAGGAACCTACCCATCACGTTACGTGTTGTCAAGCGGTAACTTGAATCACTTTGACGAAACGGTCCGGGCAGCACGAAGCCCCGGCCACTGCCTCGGGGGAGGGGCAAGGTGCCGGGGCTTCCTTCCGTACCGGTCAGCGCTCACGGGGAGGCCGGTACGGGACTTAGACCTGCTCTGCTGGCTCGACCTGTCCAGGGTTGGGGACCAGCAGAGCAGGGGCTTCGGGAGGACCGTCCTCGTGCCGGACGACCCTGAAGTAGTTCGTGGTGAGCAGCCGGAAGCCGAAGTGGGCTGTACGGCCCGCGTGCTTGAGCGCCCACGTCTGGCACTCGTCGTACGGCAGACAGCCGGAGGTCTCAGGGCAGGACGTGCACTCCATCTCCTCCATGTCCCGCTCGGCGCTGGGCTCCGGGAATATCGAGTGGTTGACGAATCGGTACTGTGCCGTGGTCACAGCTCGCCCCTACTCCGGGCGTTGGCCAGCGCGACACCCTGACTCAGCGTCTCAGCCGTGGTCGGCTTGCGCAGGTCAGCCTTCGAGGTCCACCACTCCAGGCCACCGGTCGTCTTGCGCAGGGCGCAGTTCGTGGGGCCGATCTCCATGACCTCGGCCACGCAGTCCTTGGTCTCGTCGTACGCCAGCGTGTGCAGTTCGGGCTCGTACCACGCTTCAGCCACTGACCTTCGCCTCCTCCTTCTCAGCCGCCGCGACCTTTTCGCGCAGCTCGACCAGCTCGACCAGGCAGGCCGCCAGGTCCTGGGCGACGTCCGGCCGACATCGGCCGAGGTCGACCAACGGGCTGTCCAGGGCGCTGTGCTCCCGGCTGAGCGAGGGGAGCGTGACGCCCACCGCCGTGAGCCCGTCTTTAAGCGCCTGGACGGCGTCGTTCGTCTCCTTGACAGACCACCTGGTGGGAGGCATCCCCTGCTTCTTCGCTCTCGTTCCCGCCATCTGCGTCTCCTTCACCCAGGCCACAGCCGTGCCCAACGACTGCGATGCGAACAGCAGTTGGAAAAGGCAGTAACGACGTAACCACCCTCCGCTAGTAGCATCCTCTCCATCCGTCTGTCATGCAAGTGCATGAGAAGAGCAAGTGCACGTGAGAGTGAAGGCTGTCCCGTGATAAGAGGGGGTGGCAGACTGTGAGGCAGTACCCGCAACCTGGGAGGTCACGTTGGCAGCCAGTCCGACCGTGCTGAAGCGACGGCTCGGTAGAGAGCTGCGCAACTTGCGCCAGTCCAAGAAGTTGACGGCCGCGCAGGTCGCCAAGTCGCTCAACTGGTCCGAGTCCAAGGTCAGCAGGATCGAAGGCGGAAAATCTCCGCTGTCCGACAAGGATGCCAGAGCACTGCTGGGGCTGTACGGAGTTGAGAACTCCGATGAGGTTCAGCAGTTCGTCGGTCTCGTCCGAAAGAGCCGTCAGGAGGGCTGGTGGCACAGTTACGGCGACGCGCTCCCCGACTGGTTCAAGGCATTTGTGGGCTTCGAGGCCGACGCGTCGGAGATCCGCACCTACCAGAACGAGCTGATTCCGGGACTTCTTCAGACCAAGGCGTATGCGTTCGAGGTCATCCGCGCAATGAACCCGGAGGAGTCGACCGAGCAGGTGGAGAACCGTGCGTCTCTCCGCTTCGAGCGTCAGGAGATCCTGGGACGCAAGCAGCCTGCCGCACCGAGGATCTGGACGATCCTCAACGAATCGGTTCTACGTCGTTACGTGGGATCTGGGATGGTCATGTCCGAACAGCTCAACCACCTGGCCAACCTTGTGGATGAGCACCCGGGCGTCACTGTCCAGATCCTCCCATTCGACGCTGGGGCCCATGCCAGCATGGGGTACAACTTTTCGATCTTGTCCTTCAGTGACGTCCCCGGCAGCATCGCCTACACCGAGGCGCTGACGTCTGCGACGTACATCGACAAGGAGTTGGACCTCACCCGCCATGACCAGATCTTCCAACGGCTCATGGCGGCATCCGTACGGCCAGAGAAATCCGTCTCCTGGCTCAGAGAAACTGCAAGGGATTACGAACGTGGGTAACGACCAGCCGCTGGTCTTCGTCAAGAGCAGCTACAGCAACGGACAGGGCGACTGCGTCGAGGTCGCCAAAAAGACCGAGGGCGGCCGTGCCGTCCGTGACTCCAAGGACCCCGATGGGGCGATCCTCGACTTCACCCCGGGTGAGTGGACCGCCTTTATCCAGGGTGCGAAGGATGGAGAGTTCGACAACTGATCCAGACAAGCCAGAAGCCCCCGGCTCCTCGTGGGAGTCGGGGGCTTCTGCATGTCCTACAGCCACTCTCCGGTGATGGCTCCGTGGACGTCGGCCTCGCGGTAGGTGTCGGGCTTGAGGATCTTGCCGTCCTCGCGCCGGATCACCTGGCCGTCCGGGCCGACCTTACTCATGTTCGAACGGTGAACCTCGCCGAAGACCGCTTCGATCGGGATCTCCAGGAGGTCGGCGGTGCCGTAGACGATGTACAGGACGTCGGCCAACTCCTTGGCCAGCGCGTCGTACCAGCGCGGCGCCTCGACGACGTGAGGAGGGCCGAAGAGGGTCGTCTCCGGGTGCGCCTCAGCGTAGTCGTCGAAGATCTGGGCCTTGCGGTAGTTCAGAAGGGCCTCCAGGGCCTCCTGTACTTCCTCGCTGAGGAGAGTGGACCGCAGGGCGATCAGGTCGTCCCGTCCGGCTTCGTCGCGCTCGATGAAGTACTTCTCCCCCACCGCGCGGTGCCACTGTCTCAGGGCAGCCATGGGCCGGTGGGGCCGGGTATTAAGCCAGGTCTTCGTGGTGCTCAAGGGGGCTCCTAGAAGGTCTCGGCGATGTCGCCGGGGTCGACGGCCAGCGGAAGGCGTCCGTCGTCGAAGAGGTGGACGCCGTTGCGGGAGTACGCCAGGTCGCAGAGTTGAGCGCACTGGAGCCGGTCCTGGCGTGCGATCCGGTTCGCGACCCACGTGGACCAGATCCCGAAGAACCTGAGCCCGAGCGCGATGTCGTCGAGCCAGCCGTAGCCGATGCCCTTGCCGTTGTTGGCCTGGGCGAAGCCGAGGGCGGTCTCCCAGATCTTCTCCCGGGTCTCGTCCGGGATGAGGGTGCGGCTGTTGTACTTCGCCTTCGGGTACATCGAGATGTGACCGATGCGGGCGCCGCCCGGCTGAGCCTCAACGAGGAGACCGGCCGGGCCGACGATGAAGGCGTGGTTGTACCGGGAGAAGGTCAGCAGCCGGATGCCCCAGCCGATGATCCCGCCGGTCGCGGTGACGCCGATGGAGCCGATCGGGGGCGGGGTTCCCTCAGCCATTCTGGACATCCCCCTCGTCGGCCTTCTTGGGCTTGCTGCGCGGCCGGAGGAAGCCGTCGTAGAGGTACGGCAGGGCGAGGTGCTTGAGACCGGTGTACTGGACGAACGGGTTGATCGGCCCGTAGGGATAGCCGTCGTCGTCCCGCTCGACCACGGTGGTGACGGTCTTGGAGAACTCGCTCCAGTTGCCGTCCTTGTCCTTCTCGCTGTGGACCACGGTGGTGGTGGTCGTCTTACGCGACACTGTCTTCCTCCAGGGTGTACTTGCCGATGAAGTCGATCTGGAACAGGTTGGGTGCGCGGTCGGCCTTCTCCCGCCAGTCCGTGATGTGGAACTCGCGGGAGTAGAAGTACGTCTTGGGCTTCCAGCCGTACCGGCCGTTCATCAGGACCCGGACCTTCCAGACCGCGTTGTCGCGGGCTGTCCTCACTCGGCGCCCCCGGAGGGGGAGGTATTAAGCAGGCTGAGGATGGTGGCCTCGGTCGGGATCTGCATGAACGGCTCGGCCAACTGCACGGCGACCTGGGTGAAGGCGTCGCCGATCTGCTCGTACACGCCGCCCAGACCCTCCAACTTCTCGGAGAACTCCAGGAGGGAGCCGACGACGTCCTTGATGGAGACGTACGTCTCCTCGTCGTCGCCGACGACGTAGCGGTAGGCGGACTCGTGATCGGATGCGATCTCGGTGACGATACTCAAGGGGTTCTCCAGGATCGTGGTGGTCGGCTCAGAGCCAGATGCGGTGCTCACTGGTGACGCGTCCCTTCTCGGGGTGGACGAAGTGCAGGCGCTGGCTCGGGTCGCCGGTCGCGGCCACGAACTCATGGGCGTACACGTTGTCCGACTCGGGGCTGCCGGTCATGTAGACCGAGCCTCCATTGGCCAACTGGAGTTGCATGGACTGGTGGTAGTGGCCGATGTACAGGTCACGGAAGGTCGGCAGGACGCCGGAGGCCCACTGGTTGGCCTTGCGCAGGATGCCGTACGCCGGGATGTTCCCGCCGAAACTCTTGATCTCGTCGCCGTGGATGGCCATGGCCCGGTAGTTGCCGATGGAGAAGTTCTGGTACCAGTCCCCGGAGGTCTGGAACTTCTTCAGGCGCCCCTCGTGGGCCAGCCGCTCGCGGACGATGTTGTAGACCATGCGGTCGACGTTGTCGGACGCCTTGATGCCGTCGGACTTCTTGCCGAGGCGGCCGTGGTTGCCGTACTCGGCGACGACCTCGACCTCGTCGTAGATCTGGAGGGCCTGCTTGATCGTCCAGATCATCAGGTCGGAGACGTCGAACATCTGCTCATAGAGCGTGCCGTCCAACTCCCAGACCTGGCCGGGGAAGATGCTGACGCCTTCGACCATGTCCCCGGTGAAGAGCAGGACGCCCTTGCGGACCGGGTGGTCGGCGCGCTGGATCTCGGTGATCTCGTGGGCCTTCTCGACGTACCGCATCACGCGGGTCCGCATGATGGTGCGGTCGTACGTGATGGTCTTCTTGCCGCCCTGCCAGTCCGTGAGGTGCCACAGGGCGACCTCGCTGGCCTTGGTGCGCTTGTCGGCCTTGGGCGGGGCCACCGTGGTCGCTCCGACGAACTGTGCGGCGTCCCTCGCGGCGCGGTAGACGGCCTCGATGTACTCGTCTCCACGCGCCTTGGCCTTGGTGAACTGCTGGAAGAGTCGGCGGTTGTCGCCCTCCAGGGAGACGATGCGCTCCCTCAACTCCTCGTTCGCGGCCACTGCCTCGGCCTCGCCCTCCACGGGCTGGGTATTAAGCCGCTTCGGCTCCTTGCCCGGCTCGACGAGGATGGAGCGCTTGTAGCCGTTGGCCTTGCGCCAGCGCCGGACGGCCGTCTCGGACGTCTCGATGCCGTTGAAGACGAGGTCCGCAGCGGCGGCCTCGTGGCCGACGGTGGGGTCCATCAGGATCTCGCGGACCCACTCGACATCAGTGGACTCGGTAAGGGCGCTCAAGGTGGTTCCTCTCGCAGGGGGTTGGTGGTGCCGGACCTCCCGGCCCGACCTGGATTACGTTATAGGCATTACGGCTTCCATGTCAACACTCACTCCAGGAGTGAACTTCCGCCACCCCGGGGTCAGCAGCCCCACTCGGACGCCTGACCTGCGCAGACTATCCTGATTACTGGTTCTGAACCAGTAATGAGGAGTCGCTTTAATGAGCGGTATCGGTGGTTTCACCTACATCTTGACCAACAACGACCTGTCCGTGGCCCAGCCGGTCCCGGCCGGTGCGGAACTGGTCTCCATCTACGCGAACCTCGGCACGGCGGGCTCTACGCAGTCCACGTTCCAGGTCAACAAGAACGGCTCGGCCGTCTCCGGCGCGGTCGCCACCGTGGCGGCCTCGGCGACCAAGGGCAACAAGGTCATCTCCAACCCGTACGTCGGCGTGAACGCGGGCAACCAGGCGGGCTGGACCGACCAGTCCGGCACCCAGTTCACCGCGAGCCAGGGCGGCGTGAACAACGTCGCTGCGCTGGCCACCTTCGCGGCCGGTGACACGGTCTCGCTGACCAACACCCTGGGCACGTCGGCCGCCAACCCGGGCGTCGTGCTGGTCTTCAAGACGCTCTGATCCCCACGGCGAACCCCCGGGCCACTGTTCACGCGGAGGTCCGGGGGTTTGTTGTATCCATGGAAGGAAGCCCATGATCTGGTACTGCGACGAATGCAACGACTGGGGCACGTCCGACACCGAGGTGGACGCGGCCGTCGACAAGCAGAACCACCTGGACGCCCACCGGGGCCGCTACGTTCCCGAACCGGCCGCCGAGGATGAGCCGGACGAGGTCACTGTCTGGACGACGAAGCACGTGGCGTGGGGTATCACGGTTGTGCTCGGGCTACTGTCCGCACGCTTCCCGGCCCTGCTGGGGGTATCAGCGGTTTCTGCGCTGCTCACGTTCGTGGTGACAGGCATCTCAGACGACTGAGCCCCGGGTAACCACGTGGGTTCCGGGGCTGTTCAGTCGTGCAGGGAGGTGTTACGCGATCCGACGGACGGACACTCGGAGGGTCGCATTCGCGGAACCGCCGGTGACCTTGACGCGGAAGTACCGCGCAGCCGGGTTGAACACCGAGTTGTTCGACAGTGAGGACATCGGGGAGAGCGGAAGATCAGCGAACCCAAGCGGGTTCACGCCGTCGACCGACTCCTCGATGCCGACAGACCCACTGCCGTAGAGGGCGAAAGCAATGCGGGCCGACAGGATGCTGCTGCTGTCCACCCACTCCCCGGTGTAGGTGCCCGCACCGTCGAGCGTGGTGTCAGCCTCTACCGGGAGGTCAGGTCGCTTGAAGGACATGTAGTGCCTTTCTTACGGAAACGAGAACCCGGCGTTTTGAGATGGGGCCGGGTAACCATCAGCGAGCTATTTGTTCATAGGAGCATGGTCGCTATCCGCTCCTAGCTCCCCCACCTGGACTCGAACCAGGAACTCGCGGATTAACAGTCCGCTGCTCTGCCAATTGAGCTATGGAGGATTGTGTAGCCAAGGTGGGACTCGAACCCACACGCCTTTCGGCGCCGCTTTTGAGGCGGCTGACTGTGCCATTCGTCTACTCGGCCGAACGTGCTCCGCACTGTTGTATCCGGTTTAGCACGGGCACTCCAGTCCAGGGTTCTTACCGGTCCCGGACTTTCCTACTGGTGAATCCTACTTCACCGTGTAGCGCCCGTAGTAAACGGACCGCGTCCACGGCTTGTAGTAGTTCACGCCCTTACCGGGACGCTCCGACTCCAGCCACGTCGTGGAATTGACGTAGATAGCCACGTGGTAAACGCTGCCGTGGGAGTCGTGAACGAAGACCAGGTCGCCCTTCTGGGGCTTCGAGACCTTCGCGCTGGAGCGGTACTGCGCGTCCGCGACGCGGGGGATGCTCTTCCCCAGCTTCTTGAACGTGTAGTAGGTCAGGCCGGAGCAGTCGAAGCCCGCCGACGGCGAGGTGCCGCCCCAGACGTACCGCGTACCGATGTACTTGGCGGCCTGGTTGACGATCTTCGTGCCCGACGAGGTCGAGCTGCTGGTCGTAGGAGGCTTCGGGGTGGACGTGGAGGCGGTCAGGTAGATCTTCTCGCCGACGTAGATCCTGTTCGGGTTGGATATGTGGTTGATGGACGCGAGGTGCTGATACGTCGTCTTGTGGGCTGATGCGATCCCGCTCAGGGTTTGTCCGCTCTTCACGGTCACGTAACTGGCCGACGCGTCCGCGACCGAAGCCGCGATCGGGGTTATGGCCAGTGCGCCCGCAAGAGCGAGTCCAGCGATCCTCTTATTCATGATGCACTCCGCACGCCTGCGAAATTAGGTGACGGGCTCGGGATAAGTGCTGTTCCCTACCACAAATGGTTCTGCGGATTCGCCCCAGTACTGCGTTTCGGTCTCCCGCCCCTGTTCAGGGTTGATTGCAGTTTTTGTCCAGGAACAGGGCTCGGCGTCTGGACAAAGTGGCCCCCCTTGGAATCGCACCAAGATCTCCCGCTTTTCAGGCGGGCGCATTAACTGCCTCTGCCAAAGGGCCTTGAGTCTGGACGGCAGGATTCGAACCTGCGACCCCCTGAATCCAAATCAGGCGCGCTACCGGGCTGCGCTACGTCCAGAAGTTGATGGCTTCACATTACGGTATCAGGGATAGGGCTTGTCAACCCCATTGAGCAACTAGCTTGCGTTGGGAGAGAGTGTTCCCCGCCGGGTCTTACGCCTCGCTTGGGGTAGCGGGCCAAGGGGCTGCCCTAGCGGGCGGGGAACAGGAAGCGGCCGAGGCAGAACGCCTGCAAGGCCGGGATGAGCGCGGGCATGCTGCCGGAGGGGAGGTGGTTCCCCTGGCCCGGCCGTCGCTCGCTCATCGTGTTCATGCATCCTTTTTACAGGATCACGGTTACGGCTTTGTAATCCGAGGCCACTGCCCCGACGCCTCGCGCGAGGCGGGGGGTAGGGCACTGTCCTGGACAGCGAAAAGGGCCGGGGGACGCCGTTGTCCCTCCGACCCTTGCTGTGTCAGATGAAAGCTACTTGTGCGCGGCCTCGAACTCCTGGATGTACGACTTGGGGATCCGCCCCGTGGAGGAGATCTCCCGGCCCTGCTCCTTCAGCCACTGGCGCACGTCGGCAGCGGTGAAGGTCTGACCACCCTTGCCCCGGATGGCCTTGAGCACCTGCGTACCCACGCGCTTCTCGGTGTTGTGCGCGATCGAGGTGAACGGGTTCAGGGACTCCACGAGAAGCTGCTGATGCTCATCGCATAGGTCCATGAAATACCTCGTTGTCCCGTACGTGATGGCCGTGGCCTCGTTGTCCGGCACGTCCTGGCCACAGGTCTCCATCTTGCGACCGCGCTTCACCTTGAAGTCGCAGAACTTGTCGACGCTGACTCGCTCACCCATGTGATCCACTCCTTAAACGGCCTCGCCGTCGGCGCAGCGATCGGCACGATGACTATGTTGGTCATCGACCAGGCTGTTGTCAAGCGACTGCCGTCACACGCTCGACAAGGCCGTTCCAGGAACACCTATTTAAGAAGGGTTTCAACCGGCGCCAGGACGTTGTGAACGACCTCCTGAACAGCGCCCCTGCCCTCATCGGGTACGGAAGGGGCCGTGCGCAGCGGGGTGGTCTTCGCCACTGTCCCGGACGGAGTAGGCGAGGCTGGCGCCGTGTTCTTGGGCTTCGACGTGTCCTTCTTGGGCTTCCCCGAAGGGTTCGAAAGGTGGTTTCCGATCACCTTCCGGTGCTTGCCGACGTAGGAGCCGGGCTTCTCTACCGTCGGCGAGGTGGTCACCTTCGCGTGCCTGACCGCGTCCTGATACGCGGATCTTGTCGGCCGAAAGGTGTTGTGGGTGGGGGTGGGGGTTGCCGTCGGCACGGGCAGGTCGTCGCTGGCTATGTCCGGCTGGTCCATCGTGGGCTTGTGGCGGTGGTCCCACTGGTCCAAGGCAGCTTCAGTGGTCATACCAACGACAAAGGGGGCTAGGGACGCGACCAGCGTGAGCATGGTGCGCCGGTACAGGGGCTTGGGCCTACGGGGCCTCTTCGCCCGGCGCGAACGCGGCTTCGGGGCGGGGTCAGGCTGCTTCACCAGCGCGGGATCATCCTCGCGCAACCAGTAGACGAACTCCTGCTGCTCCGGATCCCATCCGAAGTTCAGCACGCCCTCATCGACCAGGGCCATCAGTTCGGTGTCGACCTCGTCGGGCTCCTGGAGGCCGTAGAAGTCGGGGATGGCGTGCTCATGCGGCACGTCTTCCTTGTGACGTACGTGCGGCTCGCTCGCCGCTTCTGGGGGCATGGGAGGCTCCCCCGCAAATCTGTGACGCAGCTCTCGGACGTCCTGCTCCCCGGTGTCGTCACGTCCGTCGCGCCTGATTGTGTTCATGTCCCTTGTAAACCCCTCCAGCAACGCGCCCCCCGCGATGGCTGTGGGGCGCGTGAAGACACATGGCCCTGGCCAAATCCCAACCCTGGGCGCTGAGTTTCGTGCTTCGCGGTAGGCAAAGACCTCGGGGATCAGCATGTGGAGAAACGGTGGATGGCCAGTGCATGGAACCTAACATCCAGTGATCGGAGAGCACACCCCCCGGGCAAGTTACGCAACTCAGTTTCTTTACCCTCCCATGACCGTACGGGCAGGTTGCGTTTACTTAAACCCTCAACAGATGCCGGACCACTGCGCAGCAATCCGCGCAAAGTAGACACCTAAACAATCTGTTGCTGTGAGGCACGTCACACAGTCAATTCTGGGCATTCGGCCAGGTTGTAGATCATTATCGTCAAGCATCGGCCGGACACAACTTGACCCCATCACGGATTTACCGTAATGGGGTCAGGCGCCAGGCTATGTCAAGTCATTTGCCTCAGAGGCAACTCAGAAGTTTCCGGGCGCCACCTGAAGGACTCGCAAGCCGAGATTGCGCCACATGTCGACCACCTGGTTGCGGTCGTCGAGGACCAGCCAGACGTTGTACCGGCCCAGGATCTCCTGCCGGTAGATCTCCTCCTTCACGATCGAGTCCTTGCGCATGTCGTACTCGGATCGCATCAGCAGCGGCGACAGGGAGGTCCAGTCCCCCACGTGCTGCACCAGCCAGGCCCGGGTCTTCTTGTAGGCCCTCGCGTCGCGGCCGGAGACGAAGATGATCTCGGCGCCAGCGTCCCGCAGCGTGTTCACCAGGTCGACGACGTCCTGGTGTGCCTCGTCCTCGTCCACGCGGTCCCAGTCGAAGGGACTGCGGTCGGCCATCTTGGCCAGCGTTCCGTCCAGGTCCACCAGAACGGCGTGAGGGCGGCCCTGGATGTACTCCGGCGGGTCGGCGGGCTTCGGGGCCAGGTACTTCTCGTACATGTCCCTGATGACCTTCTCGCCGACGCTCTTCTCCCGCTTCAGGTCGCGGCGGACGCAGGTATTAAGCGGGACGTCGGTGAAGTCCTTGACGAAGAACCGGGCACCTTCCTCCTCCGCGATCTTCGCCAGCCGCTCCTCGTGGAACGGGTTGAGGTTGGTGTCGGCGACGATCACGGAGACGCCCTGGAGCAGGAACGTCTTCACCAGCGCGTCGCGGGCCTTGACGACCTGGCGCTCGTGCTTGCCGTGGAAGCGGTCGGCGTGCAGCATCGCCCGCAGGTCGTCCTTGCACACGACGACGGCGCCGCCCGGGACAGCCTTGAGCACCTGCTCCCGGGCCCACGTCGTCTTGCCCGAGCCCGGCAGGCCCTTGGTCATGGTCAGCGTCGTCACGGGCTTCTCCTTGGTCTTCTTCGGTCCGCAGCACTGGCACTTCAGCAGGCTCATCGACAGCACCCGTCGCAGCCGTGCAGGCCCTCGTAGGGGTGGTAGTCCACGCCCTGCATCAGCCGCTTGTAGTCGAGGTCGTCCGGGTCGGGGTGACCGACACCGTGGGGGCACATCCGCTCCATCAGCGCGCGGTCCATACGGAAGTGCTGGGGCCAGTCGGCCATGTGGTGATCGGAGGGGTTGTGTACGCAGCAGTGGCGGCCGATGCAGTCCTTGCGGGGGTGGGCGAGGAGTCGTTCCCCGCCCACCAGTTCCGCCGCCTCGAACCAGCCGCCGAGGTCGTCGGGCTCCATCAGGCCGCGTCCTCCGAGAGCGTCTGGAACGGCTTCTCGTACGTCGGCCGGACCCGCTTCCAGACGTCGGCCGTGATGTCCTTGCCGTCGTAGAGACGGAACAGGACGCCCGGGTACGGAGTCTCCTGGGCCAGCAGCGCGAACTCCTTGCGCCGCTTCTTCACGTCCACCTCGGGCCGACGCAGACGGCGCGTGATCCAGTCGAAGTCGTCCTGGATGCCGTCGTAGGCCCGCTTGTAGTCGCCCTCCAGCCGGTGCACCTGCTGATGAACCCACGTGTAGAACTCGTCCGGCACGCGGTCGATCCAGGAGTCGATGCCCTGCCCGTTGGCCAGCGCGTCCCACACGGAGAGGGTGGAGACGTTCGTCAGGATCCGGTGCAGGCGGATGTACTCGTCGTACTTGAACTTCACCCGGCGGTCGCTCCAGGGGAAGCGGACGACGAAGCCCTCGTGGTTCTTCTCCTGAATCCGCATCGCTTCGAGGACGTCGACCATCGTCTGGAAGGAGAGCGGGCGGGTCACCGGGCCCTGCCAGTCGTAGGAAGCGGACGGCAGCGTCTTGCCGGTCGTGGTGTCGATGACCGCGAGCAGGACCAGGTCGTCCCGCCCCTTGTAGTCGACGACGATCCGGTTCTCCGGGTAGATGATCTCGAAGAGATAGGTCAGGCCCAGAATCGGCTCGAAGGTCGGGTACCGCTCGTGCAGGACCTTCGTGGCGTGCTGGGCCTGGGGGCTGGTGAAGGAGCCACGCGACGCTATCGCGTGCTCCCCGGTATTAAGCCCGTACAGGATGCCCAGGGAGCCGTCCCACTTGATGTACCCCTCGACCGGCTGCTGGAGCAGCGTCGAGTGCAGGTGCGGGACCTGCTCCCAGTTGAAGAACTTCCTGAACGGCCGGGAGACGACCTCCCCGGTGTGGCTGTTGACGATCAGTCCTCGCGTCTGCTCGGTGACGTCGTTCCACAGACCGTCGAACTGGGTCTTGTTCGTGTAGTTGTAGATGGTCAGCGGCTCGGTGGGGTGGTTCTGCTTGCGGACGTAGCCCTGGTCGAGCATGTCCTGGAGCAGGCTCGCCGACATGATGCTGAGCAGGTTCGTCAAGGTGTCCTCCGGGGTGTGGTGGGTCAGAGACGCTGGTCGAGGGCCGCGACGACGCGCTTGGCGAAGGTCTCGTAGAACTCCTCGGGCAGGTGGTCGATGGCGAACCACTTCTTGGCCTCAAGGACGACGATGTCGACGGCCTCCTGGCGCTTCTCTCCCTGGCGCCGCAGCCAGTCCTGGGCGGCACTCTCGTGGGGGATGGCCAGGTGGCCGAGGTTCATGAGGGGGCGGTCATCCTGCTTCGCGGTCATGTTCAGCCCTTCTTCGCGGCCTTCTTGGCCTTCTTCGCCTTCTTGGCGGCCTTCTTGTCACGCTTGTCGAGGTCGGTCTCGACGTCGCTCAGCGCCTCGTCGAGCTTCTGGACGAAGAGGAGGACGGCACCCTTGAGGCGGTCCGCCTTCGCGCGAGCGTTCTCCAGGTCCTTGCGGAGCTGTTCGCGGTCCTGCTCGGTGGTCGTCCCGCCGTAGACACCGAAGTCGAGCGTCACGCTGCGGGTGCAGTCCTGGATCTGGAGGGTGGCCCCGAAGTCCAGGTAGCTGTCGCTGTCGTCTCCGTCGGTGATCTCCGCGAGCACCGCGCCGAGGCCGTGGTGGCCCTGGTTGTTCAGGAACTCGCGGATGTAGAGGCGGCGCTGCTCGTCGGTGATGGCGGTGCTCATGCGGTGCTCCTCGGCTCTGCGGCGGTTCTTCGGGTTACCCCGACAGAGAGAAACCTATAACGAAGAAGCCGTAATCTCAAGCCCGTAATCGTGAATCTGTTCAAGGGAACCCGTATGGCGTGGGTCACACTTTCGAGTGGTTGCGCGGACATGCAAAAGACCCCCGCCGTAGCAGGGGCCTTCGCAGGTCAGGTCAGTGTCCGGACGCCACCAGGAGGGCGTGTCCGACGTAGATGGCCGCAGCCGCGTCCAGCGTCAGAGCCGCGATCCAGACGGCGTCAGGAACGTCTCGAAGCCACTTCACTCAGATCTTCCTTACGTAGTTGATGAAGTCCTGGAGCCGGTCCGTACGCGGCTGCGCCGGGAGGATGCCGACCCGGTCGTTGAAGACGTCGAACGCCTTCCAGAACTCCTTCTCGATCTGGTCGGCCGACATGTCGTCGAACGCCCAGTAGAACTCCGGGTCTGGCACGCGGACGGTGAGCGTGCCGTACTCCAGCAGTTGCTGGCCCTGCCGCAGCAGCCGGAAGCAGTGCCGGGCGTGCTTGGCCACCCGCTTCTGCCTGCCGTCGTTGGCCAGCTCCTGCTTGATCCGCTTGATCTGCCCCATGGCGTAGCCGCCGTACGCGGAGCGCACATAGGGCTCAGAGAGGAAGTCCTCGCGGATGTCGACCAGCCACTCCCCCTCCCAGGACTGCTCCTCGTACTCCTCCAGGTACATCAGGTCCATGATCGTCGGGTTGCACTTCAGCGCGAGGCCCACGTACTTGCCGACCTCGTGCAGGGAGACGTCCGGGTCCTTCGTGACCAGCGAGTCCTGATGCCTGGCCCCAATGCGGAAGAACTCCGGAGTCGGACGGATGAAGATGCCCAGCCGGTCGATGTCCGAGCCGGGCCGAGCAAGGCCGAAGGCAGTGCTGCCCACGACCCCGCTCAGCAGAATGTTCGGCGTCCCCATCAGAACCAGTACGCCTCGGACGGGTCGTCAGCGCGGCCGTCCTCCTCGTAGCGCTCGGCGGCCTCCTCGTACGTCTCCAGGGCCTCCTCCACGGCCCGGCCCCACGACATACCCGCGTCCTGCTCGGACTGCACGATCTCCAGCAGCGCCCGCGTCTCGTTGTCCGCCTTGATGAACTTGGTGTCCACCAGCGTCCCCGCCGACGCGTAGACGTTCTTGTCCTGGGCGGACATGGCGTCGAAGGTGATGCCCTTGTACGACAGCACCTGGCCGACGATGCACGACGGCGCCTTCGTCTCGGGGTCGAAGTACGCACACAGCGCCGACCCGCCGATGGTGAGCATCGTGTACGTGTAGTCGGCGCCCCGCTCCTCGACCGCACGGGCCAGGAGGGTCTTCGCCTCGTCCAGGGTGATCTCTACGGCCGCCGGGGCGACCGAGGTATTAAGCGTCATGGTGGTGCCTTTCAGGAGCAGTCGAACTCGGGGTCGGTGTCGGCGGTCTCGGTGGTGAAGTCGTTGATCTCGTCGATGATGATCAGGTCCGTGTCGATTCCCATGTACTCCAGCAGGGACTGAAGGCTCACAGGCCCAGCACCTCCTTCAGGCGCTTGCCGAACTCGTTGACGGTCTCTTCGCGCAGCCGGTCTTCGTGCATGTTGTAGTCCTCCTCGTCGTCTCCCTTGCGCTCCAGGAGGACGACGTCGCCGATGGAGATGGTGCAGGTGAACTCGCGGTAGCCGGACCATCCGGCGCTCTTCCAGGACTCCGTCGTGACGACCTGGATCAGCGGTAGGGGTATCTCGATGGAGTCGGACACAGGTCCTCCAGGGTGGGGGCGGGGCCCGGCGAACCGAGCCCCGCGAGCTGTCACAGAGACGAAGGGTCGAACAGGTTGCGGCCGTCGGGGTCCTTCGAGACAGGGGTGAGCTTGCCCCGGTCGACCCACGTGCTGATCGTGCTCGGCTTCACCTCAAGCAGCTCGGCCAACTGCTTGGCGGTGACCAGGGTGACCTCACCGCTGTCTCGCCGCTGTCTCAGCACCCCGGCGAGCCGGTGGAAGGTGAGTGCGGCCAGGTGCGTACCCAGCGCGATACAGATGGTCGGAGCGGCCGAGGCCAGGATCACGTGCCCCCACGTCGTCTTCGCGGACTGCCCCGTCACATGCGCGTACGCAGATCCGTGGGCGACGTTGAGAACGAGTGAGACAGCGGTGAGACCGACCACCGTGCCGATTGCCCACCGGTATCCCGGGGAGCCGACCAACGCCAGCGAGGCGACCACGCCCAGACCGTCCAGCCCGTCGATGACCAGGGGGTAGAACTCCCGGACCTCGTGCAGGCCGATGCCGTCTGCGGTGTCTCGAAGGGGCACCCAGCTCACCCGCATACCGACCAGCGCCACGAACGCCAGCGCCACCAGGATCATGGTGAACCCGATGACCAGACCGGTCGCGTGCAGGCCGTTAAGCGGCTGAGACGGGGGTGAGACAGGGTCTGTCTCAGTCTTGCTCGCGCGGTTCTCGCGCCAGCTCTGGATAGGCTTGGGGAGTCCCATGGAGAGACGACACCTCTCGTGGTGGGACAGGTGCCCGGTAGGTTCGCCGCCTGCCGGGCACCCGAATACCCGGGTTAGGTATTAAGCCGAACCACTTCCGTCTCCTCTCTGTCTCAGGCCGGGACAGCTCCCGGTATCGGTTGATCACTCTTCTCTCGAAGTCGTTCAGGCTCAGCGGCCGACCACCTCCGCTCGTACTGCGTTGCCCGAGGACGGGTGGATCACGAGACTGCTGCTCGCGTGGATCTCCAGCCGCCTGTCCTCCTCCAGCCGCACCAGGAAGTACGACCAGAACCTCTCGCCGTCCCGCTTCCACCGGAACTCGATCGTCGGGTTGCCGTGCAGGTGCCGACGGTTCGCGCTGTACGGGTCGATGACCACAGCGGCGTCCTCCGGGCCCTCGTTCAGCAACTCGCGGGCCGTGGCCAGCTCCTGCTCCAGGCGCGCGATCTTCTCGTCCTTCGCGCGGACGCGGTCCTTGACCCACTTCGGCAGGCGCTCGAACCTCGGGTCCTCCGTCATCGGTGTGTTCACCAGGTACCGCCCTTCTTGGCCTTCTCCCAGGCCGCCTTGGACACGCACACGTGCCCGGTCTTCTTGCCGTCCCGAAGGTCGAGGCGCCAGCACTCCGGGTCCGTCTGCGAGACGGGGATGTACATCGAGATCGTCGAGTAGCAGACCCGCGACGAACCCGATCCCGAGCACTGCGTGGTGTAGACCGGCTGCATGTACGTGTAGGTGTCCTCGGGCACGTACCGCTTGGCGGTGATCGTGCCGTGGTCGAGGTCCGACCCACAGCCGGTGAGGACGAGCGCCCCCGCGAGCGCGGCAGAAGCCGCGTAGGTATTAAGACGCTTCACGATTTCCCCTTCTTCATTACGGCTTCAGAAGCCGTAATCTACCGGATCCGGCCCGGCCCGTCGACCCCCTATTTGGACGACGGACCGGACCGGGGCTTGAGCTAGCCCCTGTCGGCGCACTTCTCGCCGTTCGGGCACTCCTCGCGCGGGAAGCCGTCCCCGCACAGGCTCGGGTCGATACCGACCCCGGCCCCCAGCTCACCGAGTTCCAGCGGGCCCTCGTCGTGGACCCACTCGTCGACCGGGTTCTCGTACATCAGGCAGGCTCCTCGGAGAGATGGATTGCGTTGCTCTCAGCGAGGCCGCAGTACATGCAGCCCGCGTCCATGTCCCACGTCAGGTACTCGTCGTACCCGTGCGGGATCTGCTGCCAGAGCGTCAGCGGGTCGCCGTAGTTGGGGAAGTGGTTCTCGTTCGGCATCCCCAGGAACTCGGCCGAGAGACGTTCGATCTCGTTCGGCGGCCCCCACTTCTTGATGCCACCCTCGAACAGCACGAGGTGCCAGCCCTTACGCTCCCCGGTGGGGTCGTACTCCGACCACTCGCGATCGACGATGCCGACCATTCCCCGCCAGCGGACGAGGTCGCCCCAGTAGGCGGTCGGGCAGTGCTTGCTCATCGCTCCCCCCGGACCGGCCAGCGGTACGCCGACAGGATGTTGCGCGAGGAGACGCCCCAGTGCTCGTCCTCCTCGTAACCGGGCAGCTTGCCGATCGCCTTCCGGCGCAGGGCGTCGCAGAAGTTGTGCGCCTCGGACTTCTCCCACTCCGGGTGCTCGCACGCCTGGTACTCGAAGCCGTCGATCGCCTTGAGCACCGCGACCGGGTTCGGGACGCCAGGCAGCATCTTGAAGAGGTAGGGCTGCTCCCACTCCTCCTCGGCGTACCGGTGGTCGACCGAGCGCCGGTTCTCCGCCAGGAGCATCGCGCCCACGTAACCGGCGTTCTCCCGGGTCAGATGCCGTACCACCCGGCCGTACATCATCTGCGCCTCCGGCCCCCACGGCTGGCCCTTGGAGTACACCCGGTTCTGCTCCTCGACGGTCAGCTCGCGCACCTGCCACCGCAGCCGACTGCCGCCGGTCGAGTAGGACAGACCCGCGTTGACCAGCAGGTGGATGTGCTCGTCGTCGACCATGTAGGCGCTCACATGACCCCTCACGCTTCCTTTACGGCTTCGTACTTACGGCTTCCGAAGCAGTAATCAGAATCTATAGGAGTTGCTAGGTCTCGTCAAGCCCTATCCGCCAACAGCTTTCCAAGCATGAAGAAGGCCCCCACCCGGTCTCCCAGGCAGGGGCCTCCTACGGCTGTACATCAGCCGTACTGCTGCGTGCACTCCAGCTTCACCGAGGGCGCGTACGCCGCCAGCGCATCGGTGGGTGTCGCATGCGTACCGTCGGCCAGGTCCTTCAGACCCATGTCCCGGTACTCCTTGTAGATGTCCCCCACCGGCTTACCCCGAGCGCTCTCCTCGAAGTCCGCGAAGTCCGCGTCGGTCATGACGTCGGTCGGTGTGCCCTGCGAATCCTCCAGGGCCTTGTCCACCGCCTTGATGACCCCGGAGAAGCACGTCGCCGCCTCCTTGCTGTACCCCTTGGACGAACTCGGCTTCGGGCTGTCCGACGCCTTCGAGTCGTCCCCCCCACTGCATCCCGTGACCGCGAGCGCCAGCACCGCAACCGTCAACAACGCCTTCTTGTTCATTTCGCCCCCCACGTCAGTTCTCCCCCACGAGCGCCTGCACGACCTTGTTCACCGCTCGCTGCGCCGCACGTTTCCCCGACTCGATGTTCAGCACGTCCACGTACTCCGGCCCGAGCGCTCCGAGGTGCACGCTGTACCACGCGGCGCGAGTACGGCCACCATGCGGCGCGAAGACCTCGGCGACCTTCTTGCCACCGATCCGACCGACCCACAGTTCACCCTTCGGGTGCTTCTCCTGGGTCCACTCGATCTTCTGCGCCAGTACCGGCGCACGGTCGGGCTCGTAGTCCTCCGAGACGATGTCCACGCGCGAGATTGAAGGGTTCAGCAAACAGTTCTCCACCGCGCGGGCGGCCTCCTGCGCCGATCCGAGGTCCGTGGCGTAGTTCTCGGACTTCTTCTGCCCCGGGTCCTTCTTCAGGTAGTAGCGCATCCGCCACATGTTCAGTTCTCCACTCCAGCCAGCTTCTCCAGTCGCGCTACCCGCTCCTCCAGGGTCATCGCCGACTTCTTCGGCGGCCCCGACAGCAAGGCCCATCCGTTGGCGCGGTCGGCCCAGTCCTGGCAGATGTCCATCAGCCACTCCGGCGCCCCGGTGAACTCGTTCAGCAGGTCCGAGAACAGGGTGGAGTAATCGCGGGACGTCGCGACCTTCCCGTCCTTGACCTTGGGGCCCCAGACGGCGACGCTCGACACGCACCAGACCCCCGCCCGGTTGGGCGTGAGGGAGATCGTCACGGATTTCGGCCGCACCAGGGGGAATCCACGGGCCTGAGTGTCCGGAGCGGGGTCAACCAGCTCCACGGGAATCTCCCACCGGGCGGCGTCCGCGACGCGGTACTTGATGCCCTTGGGCGACACGGGATCCGGCACCGTGCCCAGCTCCCACCCCTTGTCCGTCAGTTGGTGGGCCTCCTCGTCGACCTCCTGGTAGGCGATCCCCATGTCGACGAGCCGCGCCAGCACCGCCTTCGGGACACCGTAGAAGTGACCCGACGTCGTGTGCACCGCACGCTCGAACGCCTCGCGCATCTCCGCGTCCATACCCACCGCCGTCTGCTCCGGCTCGACGGGCTCCTCGATCACAGGCTCCTCCACCGGTCCCGGCCCCTTCCCCTCCATGTACCACTTACCGTCTCTCCGGTACGCGGCATCGGCCCTCTCCATCGCGCGCAGCGTCGCACCGTGGACGTTGACCAACTCGCCGTCCGGGTGCTGCTCTGCCGCCTTGAAGGCCGTCCCCCAATGCGTCTCCTTGGGCACCTTGCCAGCCATCTTCCAAACCCTCCCCGCCGTAGTTAAATCTAGGAAATTGGCCGGGCCCTAATCGCCCAGCTCCCGCATACGCACCGGGTGATACGGCGGCGGTGTCACGGTCATTCTGCCGGTGATCGACTGCACCGGTACGCGCTTCGCGCTCCCCCCGCCGTACAGCTCGCGGAAGTGCTCGAACTTGGCCGCCCGCCGCAGCAGTTTGTCCTCGATGGTCCGCCAGTCGACGTCCACGGCGCTCCGCGCCTGCCCCGAGTCACTCACTGCTCGGACACTCGCTCCCAGCCGAGGCCCAGGTCCGCGAGCACACCACGCTTGGCGTCCTCGTCCGTGAGCACCAGGCGCTGCCCGTCCTGGACCGCAGAGTCCAGCAGCCGGATCATCTCGGCCGCCGTGTCCTGCGGGTGCCCGACCTTGATCCGCTGCACCAACTGCTCGTACGCCGTAGCCACCTCAACGCCCCTTCTCGCGGTCCTCAATTACGGGTTAACCCTATGGGCCGCACTCCCCCATGTCAACCTGTTTCCCCAACCCACTTGCGTTGCCGGAATCGCCTCGTCCGTTTAGGTTCAATCCATGCGAAACCTGCGCGATGCCCTGTTGTGGCGTGGTACCCGAGCCGCCGCGCTCACCGAAGCCAAGAAGCTGAAGGCGGCTGCACGCCGCAAGGGTTACGACGTCGTGGTGCGTGGCACCGTCCGCAGGCCCACTCCGACGTACTCCTTCAACGGACCCCCTTACGGCGTCTTCCTCGAACCCCACAACAGCGCCGACTCCCCCGATTCGTGAGTCCCCCATCCCCCCAATTCCCCGAATCCCCCTGGCACTGTGACACTGTCCGGTTCCCACAATCGTTGCGCTGCGCGGCTGTCTAGGCCCTTTGCTTCTGCGAATTTGCATTTAAGGGTAGGGGGGTCGAATATTTATTCATTGGCCCTACACTATTGACACGCCGCCCGTCAACCCCCTGAGCCAGGCAATATCAAGCCTCGCGCTTCCTTTCGGTATCTGCACCCTTGCCCAGGGCGTGACCTACACCACACGGAGCAGCCAGGCACACCAGCCGGGCAGTGTCAACACCTGCGCGCGACGCATATTATGCATGCCAATTCGCCGTTATTCATGAGGCCACTACCCCAAATCGTCGATTTGCGTTGCTGCAAATATGCCCCGAGATATGGAGGGGTGGCGTTCGCTGTAGCAACTCGACAACATGGCGGCCAGGGAGTTACGGCGTATTGGGTGTGAGCCTGGCGACCGCATGGCATGGGGTGGCGTGGTGCTGTGTCTCTCTGTGGTGTCAGCAGTGGGGAGCCTTCCCCTGGCCCCGGATTCCCTGGCCCCTTTGTCGGCACAGTGGCAGGCTGGAGGTATGGGCGTAGGCATGTCGTGGGGCGCGTTGGGGGTCGGCCAGGCATGGGGCGAGTATCCCAGCGTGGACGAGTGCGCACGGGCCCTGTGTCGCTCTGTACGGCGCTCCCTGGCCCGCATGGGCCCAGACTTCCGGGGCTGCATTTTGAAGCATTCAGCGCACGTGCTGCGGGTGGACATGTGCACGGAGGGGCTGCACGCGGTGAGCCATGGGAAGCGGTGGCACGCGGAGCACGGGACGGCGTGGGTTGCCCTGTATCCCCGTGGTGGGGGTGAACACGAAGAAACCCCCCACCGGCCCGAGTTAGGGCGGTGAGGGGTTGCTCAGGGGGCGTGCTGGCCTACGCGGTGCGGACAGACGCGCTCAGCCACGCGGCCAGGTGCTCCCACTGGGCCGCTTCCGCGCGAAGCGTGCTGATGTCCTCGGCGCTGAACTCCCGCAGAACGGGGCTGGTGATGGACGGGCGGACGCTGGCCATGTAGTCGGCCTCTTCGCGGCGCTCCCACGCCTGCCGCTGCGCGTCGCGCATGGTGGCGAATCGCTCGGAGCGCTGCCAGGGGGTGAGCGGCGCGGCGGGCGCGGGGGGCGTGTCGAGACCGTCACAGGAGACGCGGCCGAAGCGGGCAGACGTCCAGTCGTGGCGGGCGTGCGGGGCGGTGGCCGGGCAACCGTAGACGGTGCGGATCATGGGGTGACCTCCTGGTGTGGGGTGGTTGGTTGGGGTGAGCTAGGCGCGGGCGGCGGTGCCGTCCTCATGGCCCATGGCCAGGGCGCCGGACAGTTCGGGGCGCCATGCCAGGGCGCGGCGCAGGTCGGACAGGAACGCGTGTCGGTCGAACGCGGCCCCGTCGGTGTAGGCGTCCACGGCGCCGAGCATGTACGCGACCGCCTGCCGTCCCTCGTTCCGCGCGGAATCCCACGTGAGCTGTCGCGCGAGCGGGGAGCGGGCGACCGTGACGCGGTACCCCTTCCCGTCGCGGCCAGTGCCGACCTGGACGGACACGCGCTCATGGGTGAGGGCGCCGAGGTGAGCGGCGACCATGGCGGCGGTGGTGTGGGTTACGCGCATTTGGGGTGTCCTCCTGGTGTGGGGTGGGTTGGTTGTCAGACGGTGCGGAGCGATGCGACCAGCGCGTAAACGGCGTTCACGTCGTCCAGCGCGGGCACGGGCGTACCGGGCACGTCGGCGCAGTACTGGACTACGGCGAGTTGCACCGTCACGGACGGGCGGCGGGTGGTGCTGCCGCAGCGCTCCCAGACGTCCAGCAGACGGGCGGCGGGGGTGCGGGCGGGGGCGGGGGCGGTGCTGGCCATGGTCTGTGTCCTCCTGTGGTGGGAGGGGGCCGGAGCGTTTCCCCGGCCCCCGTGGTGTGGGGCGGGTGCTACTCGGCCAGACCCTGGCCCGCGTGCATCTTCTGGGCCTGCTTGAACGTGGCGCGGTACTCCGCGAGGGAGGACGGGCGGACGGCTTCGAACTGCCGCGCCCAGTGCGGCATAACGGCGACCTTCTGCGTCTGGAAGACGCCACCGTTAGCGATCATCGCGTGATTCTGCGCGCGGGTCTCCGTGGCCAGGGCCTTACGGGCGAGCGGGGAGAACATCAGGGAGTGCTTACGGAACGCGGCCTCTTCCCCGTGGCGGTCGACACCGCGACCGGTGCCGCAGTGGCCGAACACGTCGTGCACGGCGCGGAACTGGTCGTTCACGTCGTCAGAGAAGAAGAAGTGACCACCCGTGGCGGCCGTCGACAGGATGCGCATACGGCCCGCCTTGACGTCCTCGAAAAACGCGCGGGTGCCCTGCTTGTTCATGTCGTACGGGTCGGCGTCCTCGACGCTCACGACGATGCCCAGGCCGCCGCGCGAGGCGGGGGCGGTCATGAACTCAAACTGCCGCTTGACCTCTTCGGCCATGGCACGCCACGCGGCCGGGGCGGCGTTGTCGATGAACGGCAGTTCGGCGTACGCGTCGGCGATCTTCTGGACGGCCGAGGGGGCGACGATCACGCGGGAGTAGTCCCAGTGGTCGCGGGTGGACAGACCGGCCTTGGCGCAGAACGCGCGGGCGCCCTCGACGATGGAGCGGACGGGCGAGACGGACAGGGCGGGGATGTTGGCGGTACGCATTGCGGGGCCTCCTGGTGTGGGGCGGTTGGTGTGTTGTTGTGTGACCAACGTACCCCCGATTACGGCTTGTAAAGCCAGTTTCGGGGATCGCTGGACAAGTCTTTATAAAGCTGTGACCTACGGCTAGCGGGCGGTGGAGACGTCCCGGAAGTGGGGCACGGCGCGGGCGGCGTCCATGAACGCGGCGACGCGGGCGGGGTCACCGTTGGGCACGTGCGCATAGTTGATGCGCTCCCCGCTCCCCGTGGTCACCCAGACAGTCACGGGCGCCGTGGCGGGCTCCAGGAGGGCGCGCAGCTCCTCCGTGGTCACGATCTCCAGGCCGTGCGCGGGGGCGTCCTCCTCGGCCTCTTCCGGGGCGCCTGCCACGTGCACGACGGTGCGCACGTCGGTCCAGTTGCGGCCGGTCGTCTCGAAGTGCTCCGGGGTGCGGTCCGTGCGGATCACCTCACCGGCGCCGACCGTGTCGACGATGCCCCGGCAGTACCGTTCGGCCGAACTGTCGGTGTGGCGGAACTCCGCATCGGCGTACGGGCCCCACACGCGCCCGGCGTGGTCGCGGTAGCTCCAAAGGGTGCGGTACTCAGCGGCCCACACGTACCCGGTGGCGTACTGACGCACCCAGGGGGCAACGTCGCCGTTACCCGTGATGCCCGTGGGCATGTCGCCCTCAAAGATGATCTTTCCGCCAAGGAAGACGTAAAGGCGGGTGCCGTTGCCCTCGACGACGGCCGAGACACGCTCACCGGCCAGCCACAGCGGGCGGGCCTGCGCCTCGCGCCAGGTACGGCAACCCGCCTCCGAGGGGTAGTAAGTGGCGTCCTCCGGGCGGGCCGGGCGCGGGTTCGTGATGGACAGCCAGCGGCGGCCGTTCTCCGCGTCGTAACCCTGGTAGTCGCCGTGGGTGTCGGAGTAGCGAACGCAGCGGGTGCAGAAGTCACGTTCGGCCGCGTCCCCGTAGCTGAGGTAACGGGCGACGGGGCGACCGCAGACGCTTTCGTCGTTGCCGGTGCTGTAGTGCACCGCCTTGCCCTTGCCGACCTGTGCGAGCTGGTATCCGTGCTGCGTGTCCATGTCGTGCGCTCCTTCGTGTGTGGTGGGAGGGCCGATCTTTCCGATGGGGGCACCCCTTGTCAAGCCCTTTGAGCCCTCAGCTTTACAAGGCGTTATGAAGCTGTGACCAGCCCCGCCGGGGCGGTGTGTTCTCATGGACGCCGAAGGCCCCCACCGGCCAGCGGGACGCGGTGGGGGCCTTTTGCATGCCCGGGGTCAGACGGAGGGCGCGACGCTGTCGCAGCCGACGGCCAGCAGCAGGCCGCCCCAGTCGGCAGCGGCCCAGCCCTTGCCACCGACCCAGTCGGCACCCTCGGTGTACGCCTGGCCCAACAGGTCGTAGCCATCGGCGATGTTCATCCGCTCGACGTCGTCACCGAGGCGGACCCATACGTGCAGCTCCCGCAGTCGCGCGAGGGAGTCGGATTCCGACTGCCCTTCCGGGGCGTATCGCTTGGCCATTCCGGCCGCGCCGCCCTCGAACATCCGCAGCGGATTCCGAACCGGTTCCGGCGCGGTGTCCACCACAGAATCCGACTGGGAAACCGGCGCGGGCTCCTCGACGATTTCCGGCTGCGCCTCCTCGACGACAACCGGCTCGGCCGGGGCGCTGGGCGCCTCCTCGACGACCTCGGGAGCCTCGACGGGCGCGGGGGCCGGGGTGGCCTTCTTGCGGGGCGTACGCGGCTTCTTGACCGGGTCGATCTCGTACGCCTTGGGCTCCGGCACGGCGGTCTCGACGAGGGTGCAGCGGGTGAGGACGGTCGACTTGATGCCCTTGTACTCGTCGTGCTCCTTGACCGTGCCACGGAAGGTGACGCGCACGCCCGTGTTCTCGCCGAGGGCGTTGTTGGACGCGAACCACTTCACGATCACGCCGGACAGTTCGTCGCGGACCTGGTAGAGGGTGGTGGCGCCGTACAGGCCGTCGATGTACCGGATGGACTCGATCATGCCGGTGAAGGTGATGCGGGAGCCCTTGATGCCCTTGGCCTTGTCGGGCGCGGTGCCGATCCACTCGGACGGCTTCTCGCTGCGCGCCTTACGGATGAGGGTCTGCTCGTTGAAGCGGGCCCACGCCTGCGGGGCGGAGACGAGGATGCCGAAGTTGCGGGAGGACGCGCGCTTACCGGCCGCGATGGCCTTGAGGTTGAGGACGTACTCCGAGGTGCCGGAGAAGTCGTCGGAGAGGATGAACGCGCGGATCTCGGCGGCCTTCTCCTTGGCCTCGGCCGCGAGCGGGCGCATGGCCTCGGCGAACTCCTTGTCGCGGCGGCCCTTGCCGGGGTTGATGGCGTTGCGCACGAGCTGCACGGTGGGGGTGGCGTGGTAGTCCTGGGAGCGGACGAACCCGAACGCCTTGACGCAGGCCCAGGCGTAGGCGAGGACGGTGTCAGTGGAGACGTCGCGGTCTCCCCCGCCGAAGCCGTAGAACTCCTTCTCCTCGTCGTCGTCGGCCGGGGTCGACGGCCAGGAGATGCCGGTCTCCCAGCCGAGGAAGTCCTTGATGCAGGAGCGGCCGATCTGCTTCTCCTCGCCGGTCTCCTCGTTCTTGACGAGGAAGGTCTCCCGGCGCATGCGGTTCTTCTGGCAGTGGTCGCACCAGCCCTCGCGCAGGCCGTCGCGGTCGACGGAGTGCACGCCCGGAGCGGTGCGCACGATCAGGCCCGCGTTCTCGTCCCAGTCCAGGGTCGCGAGGAAGGTCCAGCCGTTGTGCTTGGGGGCCTCGCCGGAGAACTCGACGTCGTACATGATCTCGACGACCTCGAAGCCCATGTCGTCCTTGCTCTTGACCTCGACCTCGGTGACCTTGAGGTCCAGGCGGCCGGTCAGGCCCTTCTTCGACGCGCGGGCGTTGATCTTCTCGATCTTCTCCAGCGTGTTGGTGAGCTGGAAGTGGTCGATGCGAGCGGGCATGTCGTGCCTCCTGGTGCGGAGCGGTTGTTGATGGGCACGACATTACGGGTTCTGGAAGCCGTTGTCTAGCTGTTTGCGGATCCGTCTTTCGCGTGTTCTCATGGACGCCGAAGGCCCCCACCGGCCAGCTCGATTCGGTGGGGGCCTTCGTCATGTCCCGGGCCTGCTAGGCCGGGCGGAGCGCTCCGGTGATGTTGCGCCGGAGCAGGCGGTACAGGACGCGCCAGCCGGTCTTCTTGTCCTCCGGGGCGTCCATGCCGTGGTCCTTCTCCCAGGCTTCCTGGACGCGGCGCAGAAGGGCGTTCCACTGGTTGGCGTCGATGAGCGGTGCGCAGGTGGCGCAGGCCATCCAGTCGCCCTCGTAGCCCTGCATCTTGCCGGTCACCGGGTTCCGTCCGGCCAGGAAATCCGCCACCGGCAGGACGAACATTTCCGACCCGAGATCCTGGTTGCAGAAGTCGCAGCGTCCCTTGACTTTTCCGGTCTCGGGATCCACGGGAATTGCCTTGTGGCCGGAGAGGGAATCCTGCTCGTGGTGCTCCCAGGTGACCTCGCCCGTCCCCTTGGCGACGTTCCGCTCAAGGGGGCGCTTGCAGACCTGACAGACCATGGGCGGTGTGCTCACTGGGCGATCTCCTGGCCCGGCTTGAGGACGCGGTACTCGGTGCCGTCCTCGGCGGTGAGGACGTCGCCGTTCTCCATGTCGGCGATGTGCGCGGCCAGCTCGCCGTAGCGAAGGCCCCGGCGCTGCATGTCGTCGGTCAGGGTTCCCCACGCGGCGTCGTGGCCGCTCTTCTCGGAGGTGCCGACCGTGCGCCATCCCGCGCCCTCGTGGCGGTCCTTGATCTGCGCCCAGTGGGCCGGGGCGGTGGTCGCGGGGTTGTCCAGGTACCAGCGCTTCGCGTCCTCGAACAGAGTGACCGTGGAGTCGGCGCTGTCCAGGGTCGGGAACTTCTCGCGGTTGCCGTCGATCAGCAGGGCGGAGACCTGCGCGCGGGTGAGCCGAAGGTTGAACGTCGGCTCGTCCGCCTTCTCCTCCACGGTGACGCGGTAGGTGCGGGTGGCGTCGGTGCCGGAGCCGTCGTTGACGAGCACGTCCAGGGCCCACGGGCCGGTCGTCTCGGGGTTGACGAAGTCGACGTTCAGCACGTCCTCCGTGCGCAGGCTCGGGCGGGCCGGGCTGGAGAGCATGTCGCCGATCAGCTTTCGAAGACCGAGGAGATTCATCCGTCGCTCCTTATTCGGGCGGGGTGGTTGGTGACAGGACGAAGCTAGTCGTCGTTGTTACGTGTTGTCAAGTGCTCTCAGGAACTTACTTGACTGCGGTGTGCCTGCGCTGGACGATGCGACCGGTGCGGGGCTGCTCGATGTCCTCCGGCTCGACCGCCTGGCCGGGCTTGAAGGGGCCGACGACCGTGCCACCCATCTGCTTGGCGGCCGTCTCCGCAGCGCTCCGGCTGTAGCTGACGCCGGTCACCCGACGTACGCCGTCGGCGGTGTACAGGACCTTGAAGTTCTCCACGGTGATGCTCCCGATCAGGCGAGGATGTCGGCGAGGCGCTGGGCCTGGGGCAGGGCGTGCTCGATATCCCAGTCGTCGAAGTAGCGCTTGCCCAGGTAGAAGTCGGCGGCCTGCGCGGCGTCCTCCTCGCTCTTGAGGTTGGCGCGCACGTAGCCGACCATCATGCCGTGCTCGCCCTCGATCACGCGGGCGCCGTAGGACGCGGTCTCGGGGTACCCCGGGGTGCTGTAGTCCTTGCGCATCCAGCGGACGATCTCGACCTTGTCGCCCTCGGGGAACTCGGTGCTGGTGATGGTTCGCACCAGCTCGCCGTCGTCGCCGTAGCCGGAGGGGCCCTCGCCCTCGGCGTAGCCGAACAAGGTCTCGAACCGGGGCAGGTCGTAGTAGAGACCGTGGCGGAACTTCGCGCGGTTGTAGTCGCCCATGGAGACGTAGTTCTTCAGTCCGTCGATCTCCTGCCGGGTCAGGTCGCGGTGACCGATCCGGACCACGGTGACGTCCTTGGGCTCGCCCTTGACCTTGCGGGTGAGCTGCACCCGACCGCTCGTGCCGATGGACGAGATGGTGACGGCGGACGTCTTGGTGACGTTGATGACGATCCGCCGGTCCTTCCATGTCCTGTAGTCCTGCTCGATGATGTCGCCGATGCCCAGCTCGCGGGCGGGGATCTCCTGGGCGGACATGGTGCGCTCCTTCTCAGACTCGGGTGGTGGCGTTGGGGACGCGGGGGCAGCCCTCGGCAATGTAGTCCTGCCAACTGACAATGCTGTTCCGCGTCGCCTGCATGCGTGTGAGGAGGAAGCGCTGGCGGGCGGCCTTGCTCTCCGTGCGCCACTGGGCCTCCAGGACCTTCAGGCCCTGCTCGCGCTGCTCGATCAGCGTCTCAGCAGCGCTCTGGCGCTCGGCAAGCAGGAAGGACCGGAACGGGCTCGACACGGGATGCCTCCTGTTGTGGGGCGGGTGATGGGAAAAGACTAAGGGGACCGCTCGACAGTTGTCAAGCGATCCCCTCAAACTGCTTGTCAGACTCAGACCTCGATCACCAGCGAGTCAGGCGAGGTCGGCGCGGGCTCCTTCGGCCGGAAGTGCTCGACGACGTCCCTCACCCACTGCGGGATGCCGTCGTTCTCCAGGGAGAAGGAGGTCAGGTGCTCAACCTGTCCCGGGGTACCGTCCTGCTTCAGCAGGACCCCGATGACCGGCAGGGACGCGGTCGTCCACTCGCCGTTGGTGCTCGGCCAGTAGGTCAGGTGGAACCGGACGACCTTCATCTCCTTGTCCTTGGCCCGGCCCGAGTAGGCCCCGGTGGGGACGATCGGGCCGTCCTCGACGGGGACGAAGACCTCGCGGCGGGTGCTCCAGTTGGTGGGGGCGATCTTCATGGTGGTGCTCCTCCTGATGCGGGGTGGGTGGTCAGTGCTGGGGGGTTGCTGCGTCGTCCTTGGGCGCCCAGTAGTGGCCCTTGTAGACGTGGGCCGGGTAACCGTCCTGCTCGACCTTCTTCAGGTGTCCGTCGAAGCTGCGGGCACCGCACTTACAGGTCATGTCAGTAGTCCTCGTCCCATCGCTCGCCCGCGTACGTGGGGTCGAAGCCGCTCGGCGGGACGTCGGAGAAGGGCGCGTACTTGCGTACGATCTCCTCCTGCTTCTTCAGCCGCGCCGACCAGTGGACAGCGCAGCGCGGGAAGGACTGGCCCGTGCCAGACAGCGGGTCGCGGTACTCGACGGGACCGCTGCACTGGCCCGTGTGCTCCTCCAGGCACTTCAGCTCGTCGGTCATTACTTCTTCTCCTCGCTCCGGGCCAGGATCTCCTCGGCCGGGGCGTAGCCGGTCTGCTCGTCCAGCTCGCGGAAGACGCCCGCGTTGTCCAGCGTCTCCAGCGCGGTGATGGCGCGCTCGCTGTTGTCGCCGTCCCAGCCCTTGCGCAACCAGGCCAGGGCCTCGATGACGTCGTTGCTGTATGCCATGGTCAGTTCTCCTCGTTCTCGTCGATCAGCTCGATTACGTCGGTGCCGGACAGCACCTTGGTGGCCGCGTTGTGCTGGGCCAGTGCCTGGACCACGTAGGTTCCGGTCTGGTCGTGCCGGGAGGTGCGCAGGTAGTGGATGATCTCGCCGCGAACCTTGCGGACGGCATCCAGGAAGACCTCGTGGCCGACCTGGCTCGCCTTCCCTCCGGCGATGTCTCGGATCTCCAGCCACGCGACGGCTTCGGCCTCATTCTCGATGAGCCGGTCCAGGTTGTGGGCCGACGTCGCGCGGCTGCCCGCCGTCAGGATCGGCTGCAAGGACTTGCCGACCTGGTCCCGCCAGCTCTGCGCGCCCTGCACGGCCTCGTCGATCTTCTTGTCGATGTACCGGGCGGTGGTCTTGGCGTCCATTCTGGCTACTCCTGGTCTCGTATCGCTGCGTGCTTGGCAGTCTTGCGGGTTCGCTGCTTGCGGGGGCGGGAATCGTGCCCTCCGGCCGCTCCGCTGCGCCGACGCTCCTGGACGGCGCGGACATGCTCGGGGGTCTGCTGCTGGGCGTTCATGGGTGCCTCCGGGGGCCGTAGGGGAACACTCCAGGTTATGGGTTGTCCCCTACGGCTTCCGAGTTACGGCTTCACCGGGTCCTTCGCCCACTCGCGCTGGATCTTGCGCAGCTTGGCCTGGGCCTTCTTCTCGTGGGTCTCGAAGACCTCCTGGAAGGTCAGGCCCTTCTTGTGGGCGACGGCCCGGATGAGGTACCAGGCGTGGCGGGTGTTCTCGAACTGGTGCTGGGCGTAGGACTTGCGCTCGAAGTAGTGGGCCCACTCCGGGTCGTTCTCGCGCGTCTGGTCCAGCAGGACGTCCAGCAGGGCGTCGGTCGCGGCGATCTCGGCGGTGCGGAGCGTCTTGCACACGTCGTAGGAGACGTGGTCCTTGCCCGCGTACAGCTTCTCGCCCTCGGGGGTGGTGATGCTCTTGTCGGCCGACTCCTTGGCCTTGCGGGTGCGCTCTGCCTCGCGCTCCTCGCGGGCCTTGGCGGCCTCCTCCTCGTCCGGGGTGAACATCTTGGTGCCCTTGGCGTCGACCGGGGCGGTCGGATAGCAGGTGGTGCAGGCGCGCTCCCCGGCGTCGGCGACGATGTCCGCCTCCGACTGGCCGGAGTACTGGATCAGCCAGGCGAACGCGGTCCGGTACTGGCCGTTGTGGCAGGTGGAGCACTCGGTGCCGTTGTGCGCGTGACCGTTGACACTCTTGGCCAGGAAGACCCGGTTCCAGCCGCCCCGTCGGGCGTACTCGGCCTCGTAGGGGGCGGCGTCCGCCTCGGCGGCGGCCAGCTTGTTCCCCTCGGCGACGATGAAGCGGCCGAGCCGGGCCAGGTCCTCCATCAGCTCGATGCCATCCAGTGCGGTGGTGATCCGGAGGACCCTCTCGCCCCTCTTGACCTTCTCGATCGTCGTGAAGATCTCGGCCTCGCGGCGCTTGTAGTTCACGATCCGGCTCTGGGCGCTGGCCTGGCGCTCCCAGATCGGGGCGAGAAGGGTGTCGATCTCGACCGGGGTGGCGGTGGTGAGGTCCATCGTGTGCCTCCTGTTTCGGGGCGGTTGTTGCTGACAGGTAGAACGCTACGCGGGCCCTTACTTGTTGTCAAGCGTAATCGGGTTACCACTTGCGTCGATGTACTGCTCGATCTCGTAGCCCAGGTTCTTCGAGTTCAGCCGCTTCTTGCCGATGGACTTCACGCGCAGGTCAAGGCGCTTGGTCCAGTCGGCGACGTCCTTGGCGGAGATCTGCCCGACCTCGCACTGGCGCAGCCAGAGGATGGGGTCGAAGCGGTCGGACGTGCCGGTGAGGGCGTCGGCGATGTCGAAGGCGACGTGACGGCGGGCGTTGATGTCGACGTCTTCCACGGACTCCGAGAGGGCGGCGGAAAGGGTCTCGTAGTCGCTGCGGCTCATCTGGCGGGGCGCGGGCATGTTGTGCTCCTCCTGGTATGGGGCGGGTATTCGGTGGAACAGTACGGGCCGCCCAACTCAGGTGTCGAGTCGGACGGCCCGTACGCAGGGGGTGCGTATGGATCACGCGGCGAGGCTGGTGCGCTGGCCTCCGATGGCCTTGGCGCTGCTCAGCCTCGCGGAGCGTCCGGCGTTGTCCCCGGCCGTGCGAGCGGCGCTGCTGTAGTTGGAGGTGCTGCTGGCACCCTTCCAGGATCCCTTGGCGGTGGACGCCTTCTCGTAGTACGCGCCGACCTCCTTCTTCTTGTCGAAGAGGACCAGTTCGGCAGTCACCTCGATCTCGTACTCGACGCCGTTCTCACCCGTGGTGGGCAGGGTGTAGATGTTCTCCTTGGCCGCCTCCAGGGCCTCCTGGCGGGCCGACCACAGACGGGAGGAGATGCGCCGGGTGAAGGCGTCGTAGAAGTTGGCGCGGGCGGTGCGGCCGTCCATCGGGCGCTCCTCCAGGTCCTTGTACTTGCCCCAGGCGTCGCGCTTGGTGACCTGGCGCAGGACCTTCTCCTGCTTGTACTCGCCGGTCTTCAGCCAGGCGTTGGCGGACTCGGTCATCTGGAAGAGCAGGGAGGCGTACAGGACCTCGACGACCTCGATGTCCGAGGGCATGCCGAACGCGATGACGAAGGTGGAGTTCATCGCGATGTTGCACTTGACGTCGTTGTTGTCGGCGATGGCGAGGAAGAGGTTGACCAGGCGGGCGTTGTTGTTCTTGCGCGGCTGGCCGATGGTGATGTGCTTGTGGGTCGGCTGCTCGCGCTGCTCCTTCTTCGCGGTGTGCTGCCGTGCCACGGCGAGGTCGATGCTGCCGAGGGTGGCCAGGGACTGCGCCTTCTTCATGTAGGTCGCGGCCTCCTCGGGGGTGGAGGCGTTCTCGGCCTGGGCGAGGATCTTGGCCAGCTTGTCGAGCATGCGGTCAGCCATCGTGGGCTCCTCCTGTTACGGGGGCGGTTGGTGTGAGGTAGACGTTACGGGTTCCCGGAAGTGGTTGTCAAGCACTTCCGGGAAACTATTTGTCAGGCTGCGACGAGGGCACCGAAGGCGACACCGTGCTGGGCGAAGGCGTCGGTGAGGATCAGGCCGACCTCGTCGCCGACCAGTTCCTTGACCAGGTGCAGGTAGGTGGAGACGAACTGCACACCGTGGGACTCTCCGCCCCGGGCGAGGTGGTGGGCCAGCTCGTGCAGGACGACCATCTCCCGCATGGCCCAGGAGATCCCCTGCCGGTGGTCCGGTACGGCGATGACGCCGAGGCCGTAGGTGGCCTGGGCGACTCCTCTGCGGGCGCGGACCTTGACCGGCTGGGCGGCATACGTGGGCCAGGTGGAGCGCACCCAGTTCAGGTCCAGGACCTGGTCGACGTAGCGCTGGACGCCGTCGATGTCGCCGAACTTGCGCTCGTCGGGCAGGACCAGGTGGGAGCCGTAGAAGTCGAAGGTGCGGGCGTCGGTCTGGGCGACCCGGTTGAGTACGTCCATGACGAGGTCTTCGGCCCGGTAGACCTTGGTCATCTGGTTGTCGCGCATGCTCACGCCTCCTTGCCGGTGAGGGCGGCGAGGACCTTGCGCTTGGCCTCGGCGAGTCCGTGCATGAAGCCCTCGGAGCGGATGACGGCGCCAATGCGCTCGGCCTCGCGGCGGGCGCTGTTCGGGGACATGCCTCCGTCCTCCAGGCGCACGGCGAGGTCGTTGATCTCCAACTGGGCCGTGCGACCGTTGACGCCGACGACGGGGCGGCCCTTGTCGCGGCCCGCGTTGTAGATGTCGTCGAGGGCCCGGCGCAGGTCGTCGATGTTCAGGTCCTCGCCCTGGCCGACGAGGTTGAACACCTCGGCGTACTTCTGCTCCAGGGCGAGGTACTCGCGGACGCTGGTGTCCTTGGCCATGGGGTCCTCCTGTTTCGGGGCCGGTTGTTGCTGGCATGGAGAACACTACTCCGAAAGCCGTAATCGTCAAGCCGTAATCTGCGAGACGTAACGCAGAAAGCCGTGAGCCACATCACATGCGGCTCACGGCTTTCAGGTGTTGACCAGGAGGAGGATTACTTGGTAGTCGTTGGGGTTCCCGTGACGGTCTTCACCGGGCACGGAATCTTGACCTGCACGGAATGCGTATGTGCGAGCCCATATACGGGTGCGTACGGCGTAGCCGTGGACGTGGGCGTAACTGCGGGCGAAGGCCCGACCACGATCGACACCTTGCATGTACCCGTGGTCTTCGCCGGGGTGGGTGCCTCCGCGTAACGGGTAACCGTGGGAACGGGCCACGGATTGGAATCCCCCTCGGTTCTGGAAGAATCCGACTGTGAAACCCCGGTATTAAGTCCGGTGGAATTCTGCTCGGGGATCACGGAAATTCCGATCGCGGGAATCGCGAGAAATCCGATTGCGATGAGGGCGGCCTTGATTCGGCGGAATCTGTTCATACCAGCACCGTACCGTAGCCCTCGCAGGGGACACAGTCCGCTCCGTCGCGGTCCTCCCCCGTGCCGTAGCACCGCTTGCACTCGACCTCTTGTGCCGCGTCGTCGCCGCTTTCGGCGAAAGACACTGCATGCACGTGCGCGCTCATGAGAAGTACTAACTAACCTTCCTGGTTGTAGAAAGTTGGTACATCGACGATTTCCGCGTCGATGAATCCGCTGCCGGACTCGATCATCCGGTCAGCCGGGATGGGGTGGTCGAGGGCAGTCATCTGCTCCCCGGCGTCCTTTCCGAACAGGCGACTGATCATACCGGCCTGGGCGCCATTCCCCTTAGCCTCCAGTTTCACGGAGAAGGAATCCTGCTCCAGTTCGGTCTTCACCTTCACCAGTTTCTGGAGCCGGTCGATCTCGCCGGAGAGGTTCGGATCCGCGTAACCGCCGGTCATGTCCTCCACCATCTTCATGAAGAGGACCCGCTGGGCCTGCATCTCGATGAGGGAATTCTGGAGCGAAGCCATCTGCTGCTTGCTCTTCACTTCGACCGGGATGTCGTATGCGCAGTTGGCATCCTTGTCGAAGGCCGGGCACTTCTGGGCCAGGAAGCACGTCGAGCACACCCGCATGGACTGCGAGCGGACGGTCACCAGCGGAACGTCTCGCTCCTTGTTAACGCCGTCGTCGGGGTCGGTGTAGACCTCCTTCTCCTGCACCACACCGATGACCGGCAAGTTGGTACGCGGGCGGTCCCTGCGAGGGGCGGGAGTTGTTACGCCGTTGAGCATTTCTCCGGTGGTCGTATCAACTGTGCCCCCCTGCATTTGAGAGAAAGTCGAAAGTACCCCTGAAGGGGAAGTAGTAACTGGATCGGCCTCGGGCGCGCGGTGCTGCTCGATGGAGGCTGCGAGTTGCTGCCACGACCAGATGGTGAACCGCAGCACCTCGTTGTTGTCGCCGTCCTCGATCTTGTCCGGATCGAAGCCCGCCTCCTGGAAAAGGGTGCGGTGCCGCTTTCGCGCCTGGTCCTTGTATTTCTTCGGGTACCGCTTCAATTCCCGGCCGGTCCAGACGATGGTGTCACCGTACTGGGAGGGGGAAATCCAGGAGGTGGACGCGACGGAATCCCAGTTCACGGCCGCCATTTCAGCAGGCTTCGTCATTGCGACGCCGTGCAGCAGGGTTCCGTATTTCCGGGTGATCTCGTTGAGGATCGGAGCGAGATTCCGTCCGTCCAAATCCGTTTGCGGAACTCCGACGCGCTTATAGCGCTGGGCGAGGCGGTCGAGTTCTTCGACGCCCCATTCCGAATGCCAGATGGGAAGGAACTTGTCCTCCGGCAGGTCCTCCCAGAAATCCTCGCGCCGGGCCTCTATCCATTCCCGTCCGAGAACGACAGCGTCGAACTCGGACACCATATTAAGCGAGTCGATGTTCTGCTGGACGAAGGCTTCGTAGTGCGCGGCGATTTCCTTGAGTTCGCCGATCGAGTACTTGTCGTCCTCGGCCTTGTTCACGGTGTAGGCGCCGGAGTCCAGGAAGACCTTCTGGCCCTCCAGGTAGTGGTCAGCGATGAGCCACGGACGGGAGAACTTGGTCCTCCTCCTGAGCCCCATGTAGGACAGGGAGACGTTCTCGACGCCTTCCTCGGCCAGCATCTTGCGCCAGCCGGGAATCTCTGAACCGCCGAAGTACAGTTCCACGGGTTGTTTCTCCGAATCTGGGTTGGGTTACTGCGGGGGCTTGACGGCGCTCTTGGGGAAGAGGCCGGGCTGGGTGACGCGAGGCTTCCGGGTCTGGGTCGGACCGGACTTCGCCGGAGCAGCCTTCGCAGCCAGGCCGAACTGCTGCGGGGAGCGGACCGGGGCGACCTGGCTCGGCCCAAAGAGGCCGGGCTGTACGGTGCGCTGCGGCTTCGGGGCGGCCGGAGCCGAGGTATTAAGCGGGCGGTCGGGCTCGATGGAGCCGAGCTTGGCCTGGGACTGCCGGATGCTGTCGAGCAGGGCGCCGGAGCGGGACATGTTCTGCTCGTGGCGCTCCTCCGGCAGCGGGCTCCAGTCACGGTGCTCAGCGGCCGTGTTGCGGATGTTCTGGAGGATGTCGCCGGAGCGCTTCATGCGGGCGGCGTGGGAGGCTTCCTCGACGTTGCCCGCAGCGTAGGAGGTACGGTCCAGCGCGGCGGCCGACCGGGCCATGACGTGGTCGAAGTGTTCGTCGGTGCCCGGCTTCGGCTGGACGACGGGGTGCTGGCCGACCGGGTTGGCCTCGTTGTGCGGGGCCTGGCTCTTCTGGCCGCGCACACGGATCTTCATGCGGGAGTTGCCGGACCGCTGACCGCTCCGGCCGCTCTCCAGGTCGTCCAGCCGCTCGTCGACCGAGCGGTTGGAGCCGGGGAACTGGAGCGGGCTGAGCCAGCGCTCCTTGAACTTGCTGGTTATCGCGTGGATGCCTTCGACGCTCATGGTCGTGTGTCCCTTCGGACGAAGTAGAGGTAGCGGTGCGCGGCGAGGAGGGAGAGGAGGAAGCCGACGTTGATCCAGGACCGGCCGGAGGAGGGCGAGGTCCAGAAGACGGCGCAGAAGACAGCGACGTTGGCGCTGTAGAGGAACAGAGCGGCCGACAGCCACTTCTCTGCGGCGCCGAGCTGGCGCCAGACAGGGAGGGTGGCCCGCAGCAGCAGGGCCGAGAAGGCGGCGCCGACGAGGGCGTTGAGCATGCGGGCGATCTCGATTACCAGGGTGAGGGTCACAGGATCTCCATGTGTGGTCTCGGGTCTTCTTCGCGTAGTGCTCGTTGCCGCTCCACCTCGCCGACCAGTGCGGACCAGGGCGTGACGGTGTCGCGGTAGTCCGGCCGGAAGCGCGGGGAGGAGTAGTTGGGGTGCAGGTAGTTCAGGACCCCAATCCCGGACGCCATGACGTGCGCAGCGATCTGGGGATTGGGCTCGATCAGCAGCTCGACGTTGCATCCGGCCTGCCGGAGCCGGGCGATCTGCCGCATCCTGCGTTCGGCTGGATCCTCGGGGTCCAGGGCCTGGGCGAGGGTGAGGTAGGGGTGCTTGTTGAAGCCGTTGACGCGCAGCCAGTGCTGGATGTACTCGGCGTCCTCGCTGTCGCTGATCAGGGCGACCTTGTAGGACTCCATCAGGCCCCAGTACAGGCGCTGGCCCTGGTGGATGACGGCGTCTCCTACCTCGCGGGAGAGCACTCCTTCGATGACGATGGCGACGGTTGCAGTCATGGCGCCGTCACCCGTGCTCGTGCTCGTGGAGGCCGAGGCGGTGCTCGGTCTCGTGCGTCTGGAAGGCGTTCTTGGCGTTCATGTTCGGGCTGTAGCCGTGGTGCTTGACCAGGTGCTCGACGACGTCCTCGGGGGCCGCCTTCTTCTTGATCTTCGGCAGTTGCTCGGGCTTGAACTGGTCCAGGTTGAGCACGTGGGCACCGACGTGGGTGTCTCCCCGGCCGCGCGCTTCTGCCAGCCGGTGGTGCGCGTCGGCGACGTACGGCGTGCCGCCTTGGACGACCACCTTGACGTGCGGGTGATCGGCGTCGAGCGGGCCGGTGATGTACGAGTGGGAGCCAGTCTCGAACGCGGTCTGGCCGGTGTGCAGCACCGAGCTGGTGCTGATGCGCTGCACCGTGGCGTGCTTGTTCCAGAACGCCTCGTTGCCGTGGCTCATCTGTGGGCCGTGCTTCTCGTACCAACGGTCGGTGACCTTGGGGTCGACGACGTTGCCGTGGCCGTCCAGGTGACCGAACTGCTGCGGGTTGTGCGGCGGGCCCATGACCATCTGCCCCTCGGACTGGGGGTAGTTGGTGCGCTCCTCGTCGTGGATCAGGTCGTGGTCGCGCGGGGAGCCGATGGTGGTGACCTTGGTGTGCATCCCGCCCGGGTGGGGAGCGGGATGCGGGATATTAAGCGCGCCGGGCTTGTAGTGCGTTTGAAGGTGCAGCGGCGTATCGCGCGTCAGGTGGTACTGGGCGCGCAGTGCGGTCTGCTTCTTCGCCTGCGGGGACGTCCTGCCGTCGAGCGGGACAGGCAGGGCGGTCTGTTCGAACTGCGGCCCGGCGACAGGCTTTCGCTGGGAGAGGGCCATTTACGACCTCCGGTAAGGGGTGTTCCAAAGAGCCGCCTTCGCGAGCGCGGTGGCGGCGTCATCGAGCGGAGCCCCGTACAGGTCGGTCTCCTGCGCCTTGTGGGCCTCGACGTCCGCTGTGGCGAGAGCGTTCAGGGCCTGTACGGTGCCCTGCTGCTTGTGTGCCTGCCAGCGGAAGTTGTAGTAGTCGCCGTAGCCGGATCCCCCAGGGCCGAAAGCCTGTCGGCGGCCGAGGTGGATGTCGTCGAAGAGGGCCTTGGCCTGCTGGACGACGATCTTCTGGGAGGCGAGGGAGTTCTGCCACGTGGCGGAGTTCGGGGAGGCGCTGGAGGCCGTCTTGCGCAGGTGGTTGTAGCGCTCGACCAGCGTGCGGGCGTGGGCCTCCTCCGTCTGCACGGCGTCCCACCAGTGCTTCGGGTACAGGCTGTGCGGGTCGGCGGGCAGGGACGGCGGCCGGATGTCCCAGCGGTCGTGGGTGAGGTTGTAGGCGGCGTACGGGTTGATGGCCGCGATGGAATTCGCCGTGGTGCCCGGGTTCAGGTAGTAGGTGACCTCGTAGACCTGTCCGTGGAAATCGGTGGTCGCGGTGCGCGGCCACAGGTTCTTCTTCAGGTCCGAGTTCATCAGGTCGGAGAATTCGGCTTCGGAGACGCCCTGGTAGGTGGGGTTCATCTCGTAGAACTTCGGGAAGTCAATTCCGAACAGCACGTCGAGGTCGCCGTTACCCCGGTCCCCAGCCCACTGGAAGGAGATGCCGGACCCGGCCAGCCAGGCGGCCAGCCAGGTACGAACGCCCTGGTAGCGACCGTCGAGGTAGGTATTAAGGACGCCGAGGATGTGGTCCCGGACGTCTGGCTTGATGTGGTCCCCGTCGAAGATGTGCGGGTCGAGCCCTGCCTGGGGCGTGCTGAAATACCCAGAGGCTCCCGAGTGAATGTCGGGCTGCTCTCCCTGGGTGATTGCTCGATTGAGATAGAACTCGTATCCGGCCATGGTTTCGATTCTAGCTGGAATAGGGAAAGCCCCCAGAATCCAATCCGATATGGAGGGAGACTGGGGGCTTTATAGTTGCTATTTCCGTCAGAGTTTCAGGCGCGAGCGGAGGGCGGCCTCCTGGGCCTGCTGCTGCATGGCCTGGCCCATCATCATCATCGCCTGCTGGGTCCTCTGGGCCGTCTCCATGACCTGGAGGTCCTTCAGCACGACGGAGGCCGCGCCGTAGATGTCGTCGGGGGTGGCGCCGCGCCGGGGGGCGTACTGCTGGGTGAGGTCGGAGGTGGCCACGACCGCGCCGTCCAGCCCGATGGCGACGATGAACGCGGTGGTGACGGGGGTGCTGATCTCGTCCTCGGCGGGCGGGTTCTCCTCGGCCATCTTGGCCAGTGCCTCGCGCTGCTCGGGCGTGAGGTCGTCGGTATTAAGCGGCTTGTCGGCGCTGCTGGTCTGTCCGAGGATCGGGACGTTGGGCATGTAGTGCTCCAAGTTTGGTTCGGGTGGGGTTACTTGTAGAGTCCGGCCTTCTCGCGGGCCGCCTGGACCACGAGGGTGTGCACCGGGCAGAACTCGCACAGGTAGCGGTCCTGGGCGCTGCGGTACTTAGGCAGGCCCGCCGCCTTGCGCTCGGCGGCCGTGTCCGGCGTGAGCCGCTTGGACGCGGTCTTGTAGTCGTTGCAGCCCGGGTTGCGCAGGTGCTTGGTCCAGCAGGCGTGGGCGTCTTCCTGGAAGGTGTTCTTCGCGTTGTAGAACGCCGGGTCGAAGCCGGTGTGGCCCGTGTTCTCCCGGATCTTCGCGATGACAGCGTCTCGGGTGGAGGGGCTGTCCCAGTGCTTCTTCTCCACGCGCATCAGCGGGTGGGCGATGTGGTCGGGGTGCTTCTGGACCAGGGCTTCGAGGAGGAAGTCCCGGCTCGGGTCACCCTCGTAGTCGGGCAGTTCTTCAAGGCTGCCGCAGGTCTTACAGAGCAGGAGCCGTACGTGCTCGGCCATGGTGTCCTTCCTCAAGGGGCTGTTCAGGGACCAAACATAGCATCCCCATTACGCCATTGGAAGACGTAATGGGGATGCCGTAACGAAGTGGGTTACTTGCCGGTGGCCAGGTAGCGGCCGAGCAGCACGTAGGAGTCACCGGCCGTGGCGCCCTGGACGGCGACCTTCTTGCCGGAGATGGCGACCGTGCCGGACTTCGCGTGCGTGTAGCCCAGGGCCACGTTGGCCGGGCCGCCGACCGCGACGACGACGTCACCAGCAGCCAGAGCAGCCTTCGCGACGTCCACGCGACCGGTAGCGACGGCACCCTTGGGCTGGAACGCGTCAGTGGCCGCCGCAGCGGTCATGGAGTCGATGTTCTCGCCGAAGATCACCATCGTGTACGCCTTCGCAGGGGTTGGAGCAGGAGCAGGAGCGGGGGTCGGCTTGGGCGCCGGAGCGGGAGCCGGGGTCGGCTTGGGGGCCGCCTTCACCGGGATGGCCAGGGCCTTCCAGGTATTAAGGTCCCCGTTCAGCAGGTTCTGGTCGACGTTGCCGACGATGCCGTACTGGTGCACGGTCCAGGTCGACCAGCCCTCGGTCAGCGGGTGCCCGGCCGGGTTGTTCGGGTCGGCCACCCACAGCGGGTAGGACCGCAGTTCCTTCTTCTGCGCGTCCGAAGCCACACCGAGCAGGCCGGTGAGGTAGGAGGTGTAGGTGTAGATGAACGGCGCCGCCTTGGTCTGCGCCTTGACGTACGCGAGCCACGTCAGTGCGTAGTGCAGACGCTGGCTCCAGGAGCCTTCGGAAGCCTCCAGGTCGAGCGCCAGGACCTCACCGGGCAGGGCGCCCGCAGCGGACAGGAAGTGCTTGGCCTCCGTCGCCGCGTCCTGGGTGGGGTGGGCGAAGTGGTAGTGGCCCAGGGCCTTCTTCGCCGCCCGGGTCGCCTTGACGATGCCTGCGTGCTTCGTGTCGCCCGTGTGCTCGCCCTCGGACGCCTTGGCGATGATGAACGCGTTGTTCTTGCTGGCGATGGCCGCAGCGATGTGCGCGGCGTCGTTGTTGTTGGAGAGGTCGACTCCGTGGAGGGACATCAGACTCAGAATCCTGCCTGGCTCGGAGGGGTGGAGACGTAGTTGGGTGTGTGGACGGCCTTGCCGTCGGGGCGGACCTTGACCTCGTCCTCGTGACGGCCGTACCAGACGTCGTTGAGGTCGACGCGGTGGCGGACAGTGTCCGACTGCGCCACACCCAGGCCGCCACGGTCGACGACGATCTTCTTGTACTTGCCGTCGGTGGCGCCCTCATTCAGTTCCGCGTTCATCGAACGCGAGGGTGCGTACGCCATTACTTCGCTCGCTTTCCGTTGCCGTTCTTGCCGTCGCGCCGGTCGTTGAAAATCGCCAGCGGCCTGGCCGAGCCGGTGGACCCTGCCTGTGCCTTCCAGCGCACGTTGTCCGACATTCCGGCGCGGCGCTTGTCATCGGCACGGTGTGTCTTGTGCTTGGACATTAAAAGCCCCCGATGGTTGGCCTTGAACTACCAGAGTATCCGCCCTGAGTTCCCGTATAGGAGTTCGTCGAGGGCGATGGATACACCTTGTCTACCTGGAGCACGTCCTCAATTCCGAGGGCTGTGTCTCTGTATCCGAACCTCGGAGGGAAAAGAGGCCGGACGACCGGGGGCGGTGCACTCTGGAGCGCTAGCACATCGCCCGGAATGTTGGCGACGGAAAGCGCATCCGTGAGAATCCGCTCAGGGAGGGAGTCCCACGGATGCGTCCTGTCGTAGACGGAATCCGCGTTCTGCATCAGAACAACTTCTGCTGGCCCGGGTGGACCTCGGTATTAAGGTGCTTGCCGTAGGTATTAAGCGACGCGTCGTGGTTGTCGCCTCGGCGCCGCTTCTCCTCGCTCCACTGCGCGGACTGCATGTTGGTCAGCGAATTCAGGCCCCGCTCGGACATCACGTTCCGGGCGACGTGGTCGTGGAAGGCGTGAATGCCCTTGATGCCCATGTACGCCTGCTGGCTGCCGGAGCCCTTCTTGTCCTCCAGGTGCGGAGCGAAGGCGCCACCACCGGAGTGCGTGTCGGACACCCAGAACTGCGAAGAGCCGTGGGGGTCGACCCAGGAGTTGTGATAGGCCGAGACCTTCTCACCGGCCGTGGGCTTCCACGCGTTCGACAACTGCTTGCCGTTGAGGACCTGGTGGGTCACGTCGATCGCGAGGGCGTGGTTACGGGGGTAGCCGTTGACCGGGTACGCCCGGGTGTCGCCGTCCTTCTTGACCAGTTCGGTCGCCTTGGAGCCGTTCTTGCGGGTGACGGTCTTCTCGACCTTGTCCTCACGCGGGACGTAGTAGTCCGGGTGGTGCTGGTACTCGGCGCCGGTCTTCCCGGACTTCGCCCACTGGATGGCGTGGCTGGCCGCCTCGTCGTTGGGGTAGACGGCCCTGCCGGTCTCCTTGTCCGGCCGCACGAAGACGTTCTGCGGGGACGTGATCGCGTTCGCAGCGGCCTGGACGCCGAAGGGGACGCCGTTCTCCTTGGCCGACACCTTCAGGCGCGCACGCGGCGACAGGGAGCCGTCACGGGTGTGGTCCTGGGCCGGGCTGTAGAACGAGTCGTGATGCCCGCCCTCATGGGCGTAGGCGCGGTCGACCTGGGAGGCCAGCGAGCGGTGAGCCGAGTCGGGGGTGACGCCGAACTTGGCGGCCGAGCGAAGCACGCGGGCCTGCTCGTGCGGGGCGAAGTCCTCCCACCGCTTGTTGACCGGCATCATGTCCTTGACCGGGGCCATGGTGTGCTGGCCGTGCCAGACGTCGGAGCCCTCCGGACCCGCCAGTTCCATCTGGCCGTGCAGGTTCGGCGCCTTGTCGGTGTTGCCCATCAGGGAGTACGACTGCCGTGGCGAGCTACCGGCACCGGGCTGGTCCTGGATGGTCTTGAACCGCTCGGGGTTGGCCGCCTCGAAGGTCTCCCGCTTGGCGGTGGCCTCCTTGACGGTCTTGTTGTAGGCACGGGTGTCCGCACTCTTCTGTGCGGGGGTCTTGCCAGCCATCAGCCGCCACATCCCTGGGTCTTCTGTGCGTCACGTATGGACTGCATCGGGTTCTTCGGAGTGGCCTTCTTGATCGCCTGGATCTGGCCCCGGAATTCCTGGCTGCGCACGGTCACCTCCACTGGTCCGGCGAGTTGTACGGCGACGCGGACGGCAGCAGCTTCTTCATGCGCTCGCTGCGTACCGGGTCGATGTCGGCCATGACCTCGGAGATGCCGTACTTCTGCTGAAGGGCACCCATCTCGGCCGGAGAGAGCGCCTGGTTCTTGCCCATGTGGGCCAGCCGCTCGGTGACGTCGCCCTTCTGCGTCCACTTCAGGCCCTGGGCCTCGTAGACCAGACCGGCCTGCGGGTTGACCCCGCCGACGTCCGGCCAGAAGTAGTCACTGCGGTCGATCACGTCGCCCTTGTGGACACCGCGCTGGTAGCTGCGGTCGGTCAGGCGCTTCTGAACGCCCTCCATGACGCGGTCGCGTCGTCTGTCGTTGATCGTGCCGAGGTAGCCGTCGGGGTACTCCGCTGAAGGCGTTCGAGCGCCCATAGCAGCGCGCCGGGCGTCCAGACCATCGCGGAAGGAGAGCGCATCTGTTCCGGCTCCTCCGTTCGCGCGCACTGGAGCGCCCGGCTGTCCGATGGCGTACGGCGTTGCGTACTGCCAGTTACTGGACATGGCTGCCTACTCAGAGGCCCTGTCGGTACTGGCGACGCAGGTAGAAGTCCCGGTTGCCGACGGCAGAGGGGACGGTGACGACGTTGCGCTGGACGACCCCGGCCTCGGCCGCGTTGGCCTGGTAGAGGATCGCGGTCGGCCGCAGGGTCGCGCCCATCCGCTCCTGAACGCTGGCCCGGTGCGTGGCCGTCGCGGACTCCAGGAAGCCACCCTTGGCCTGGTTCTTCTTCGGGACGGAACGGCCCTTGATCGGCTTGGCCACGTTGCCCAGCCGGGAGGCGTCGGTGCCCATGGTCGGACGCAGCGACGGGTTGTCCGTCGTTACGATGTTGTCCTTCTTCTTCGCCACTGCTGGCTCCTTGGTTAGCCGCCGAGGGTGCGGTACGGGTTCTTGTCGATCCACAACCGGCTGTCATAGGTCTGCGACGAGGCGCCGTTCAGCGAGGGTGCGAAACCTCCGCCGATGCGCTTTCGTTCGTAGTCCTCGGAACCCAGACCGTTCGCGGAGCCGCGTACCTGGGTTTCGTCAAAGACGGACGTCGGGGTAAAGCGCTGAGTACGGACCGGCTGCGCTGACGGGTACTTTGTCTCCATTGCTCCCGTCGAAAACGAGCCTGTCCGCCCGTCCGAAACACCATTCATTTCGCCTCCACTGGATCAAACCCAGTGTAAAGACGGAAAGGCAGCGGATTAGAACCTCAGTGAACGAAGATCCGCAGCAGCAGGGCCGAGATATCCCCGGCGTCCTGCGTGGTGACGGTCGTGAATCCGGGTCGGCAGTCGAGCACGATTCCCCGGGGGGCCACGAAACTGTTCGCGATGGCGATAGCCTTCATGGCCTGGTTTACCGCACCGGCCCCGATGGCCCGCAGTGTGACCCGCTTACCGTCGTAGACGGCGTGGGAAATGGCGCTGGCCAGGCTGGCGGCGGACGAAGAACTCTTGACGCGGAGGATGGCCTCGTTACTCGGTGGCCCCTCGTCGTCGTACTGAACTCCCATTGGTGACTCCTGTGTGTCCGATTCTGATCACAATTCGAGAATACGGAGACGCAGGAATCTTGTGTTAATGACAACAGGCCCCGGGGCGTCGTCTTCACCCGGGGCCTGCTGCGTGTCGAGTTGTTACTCAGGGGCGTACCAGCGACCTAGTTCCTGTGCTGGTGGCTTTTCGAGGTACCCCTTGGCTCGGGAGAAAAACTCCGGGTCGTCCCGGGCGTGGCCCAGGATGTCGTTGCACGGTCGGCAGAGAAGCCCTCTCACGAGCAGCGTCTTGTGATCATGGTCGACGGACAGGCGCCGGGTTGCTCCTGTGGCCCGTCGGCATATCGCGCACTTCCCGCCCTGGGCCTCGTACAGGGTGGCGTAGTCGCCTTCGCCGAGTCCGTAGGTGGTCTGGACGCGCTTCTCGTGGGCGGCCTTGCTGCGCCGCTTCTTCTCCTCGCGCCAGTGGGTGGCGCACCGTGGCCCGGGGTTGGGCGCTGGGCGTTTGCTCCCGGGCTCACAGTCCTTGCAGGTTTTCGGGGCGGTCACGCGAGTCGCAGGATCTCGCGGACCTTCGTATTAAGGTCCTCCAGCGTGCCGTCGTTGTTGATCCGGACGTCGAACCACTCGTCGGGCAGGCCCTTGTCGCTCTTGTGGGCGTTGACCGGGCCGTAGCCGGGACGGTCGATCTTGACCAGCAGGCCGATGCGGGAGTCGATCGCCTGGTGCTCGTTGACGAAGCGGACGTCGGTGAAGACGTACTTCTTGCCCTCCTCCAACTTCTTGAACACCGAGTCGACCCACACGTTCTGGTCGATCATCTCCCGGCCGACCTCGGTGCCCAGGACCTGGAGCATCCGTCGGATCTCCTCGTATTGGCGCTTGGCCTCGTCCCATCCGTGGCGGTCCACCAGGTCCTGGACTCGCTGGTCCTCGCCGTACGGGTGGAAGAGGATGACCGGGTTCAGTACGTACAGGGCCTCGCGCAGGACGTCGGCGAAGGCGACGCGGGTGTATCCGTAGTTGGCGAGGATCTTGGCGACGGCGTCCTTACCGGCCCCGGCGAATCCGTGGAGGCCGATGTACTGCGGAAGCCACGACTCGACGATCTCGGTGTCGTTGTCGACAGGTGCGGTGGTGGTGTTCACTTGCTCGCTCCGATGCTCTTCTTCAGGTGGTCAGCGACCAGGGGGATGTCCCACAGGGCCCGGCGGGCGGAGACGACGGCCGCGTTGCGGTCGGACTCCTTCTTCTGGAGGAGGTGGAACTGGCCGTGCCAGCGGCCGGTCATCCAGTCGGTCTGCTCGATGAGCGGGGTGACCTTCTCGACCAGCCGCAGGGACTGCTCCTCGACCTTCTGGCGCCGCCTGTGCGCCATGGCGAGTTCGTCGGTGCGCTGGTCGAGTTGGGTGCGGAGGTTGATCAGGGCCCAGGCCATGAACATCATGCAGCCGACCCAGACCGTGACGATGGTGATGACGACAGCGGTGTTGGTCATCGGTGCATCAGGCACCGCGCGGGCGTATCTCCGGCCGAGGCGAACTTCCACAGGCCGCACGGGGCGGACGTCCAGCACCAGGCGGACAGAGAGATGATCAGGGCGAGGAGCGTCAGCACCACGATGGTGGTGGGACGGTCGTCGTTGCGGCGACTCACGGGCAGACCCTTCCGTTGTCGAGGAACGCTTCCCAGGTGAGCGGGAAGTGCTCGGCGAACGCGGCTTCCATGTCCATGGCCACGCGCTCGATCTCCTCCTGCGGGAAGGAGGGGAAGGTGGCGAACTCGCTCTTCGTCCGCAGGCCCAGGAAGTGCATCAGCGAGCGCGGGTTGCAGGTGGCGTAGAAGGAGGTGTACGTGCCGACCGGCAGGACGCTGCGGGCGACCTCGCGGGCGACTCCGTCCTTCAGCATCTGCTGGTAGTGGCTGTAGGCGGCGCGGTAGATGACGCCGAAGGAGTGCTCGACGGACAGGTACTGCTCCTCGGTGCCGTGCTCGAAGCGGTACTCCCCCGCCTTGCCGACCTGGACCAGCGGGCGGTGCGCCGGAGGCATGTAGAAGGTCGGCTCCAACTCCCGGTATCTGCCGCTGGTTTCGTTATAACTCCAGCCAACCCTGTGCCTCATGAACTCGCGGGCGACGAAGATCGGGGCCTCGACGAGGAAGGACAACTGCGCGTGCTCGAACGGGGAGCCGTGCTTGTTCTTCATCAGGTAGTTGATCAGGCCCCGGGCTTCCTTGGTCTCCGCCGCAGCGGTGCCGACCGTGGAGACGCGAGCGGCCTTGCAGATCTTCGCGTCGGACCCGGCGACAGTCTCCGCGTCGAGCGTCGCGGTGATCGAGGACCGGAAGGTGACGGCCGCCGGAGCGACCGAGGTATTAAGCGACATGTGGTGGGTTACTCCCCTTCGTGGGATGAGTAGGCACTGAGTGGGACTCCGAAGCGGGGGCCGTCGGGGGTGTCGATCTCTCCTCCGGCCGCCAGCGCTTCCTTCTTGGAGATACGAAACACCATCTCCCGACGGTTGTCAACGTACTCGATCCAATCCGTTGACAACCTGATTACGGGTATCTCGTAATCGAGGTCGTACAGGACGTACTCGCCCCACCGGACGGACTGCTCCGAGACGCCGACGTGCTGGTACAGCCGCAGCATCCAGTCGAACTGGCCGACCTTGAAGACGTGCTCGCCACGGCGGATGTAGACCGGGTCGCGGTAGGAGGACAGGCACGTGCGGGGAGCCCCGGCCCGGAAGTGGTTGCGCCACTCCCACGGCGGCCGGGGCTGCTCCATGCGCGTCGCCTTGCGGCGTACGTACCTCATGCCTGCATCCGACCGGCGCGGGCCTCGCGGTCACCACGGCCGACCCGGCGGGTCAGTTCGCGGCTCAGCAGGGTGTTGCGCAGTTCGGCGGAGGAGTGCAGGGCCTGGACCATCTTGCGGTAGGCGTAGGCGGCCGTCTTGGCCTCCTGGGCCTCGATGTACTCCGGGTCCTCGTACGCCTTCGCCTTGGCCTGCGTCACTGTCTTCTGGCCAGCATTGCGGACGGCGGATAGGGCCTTATGTTGTTCGAGTGTGTCGACGCACGACTTTTCGTCCACCTCCGCCGCTGCCAGTCGGCTGCCCGTGTACTCCACCCACGCTGTCGTCCTGGCGAACAGGCTCATCAATTCGCCGTCTCCGAGTTCGGTGGGATCCGCTGGCAGTTCTGGCGCGTCGCCCTCCGGCTTCGGGGGCAGGAACAGGTCCTCCCGCTCCAGGCGCTTCGTCGCCCGCTGGCTCGGGCTCAGGACTGCTTCCCAGCCCCTGCGTGCTACCGCTTTCGTCATCGGTGGTGGTCTCCCAACAGGTCGACATGAACGGACAGTCCTTGCAGACCTTCTTGTCCGGGCCGGTGAACTCCGGCCGTGGTGGCGGCTTGCCCTTCTTCAGGGCGTATTTGATGTCGAGCGCGGTCTCGAACAGCGGCTCGACGATCTCGGGGTTGTACTGGACGACGAACTCCTTGTGGGCCTGCGTCGCCTTGTACTCGTAGAGGAAGATCACCTTGTCGAACGGCAGGCCCATCTCCTTGCACAGCCGGAGGTAGATCTGCGTCTGCCGTATGTGGCTGCCGAAGGGGCGCCGCAGCGCCTTCCACAGTCCGTCCAGGTCGATGACCGTCTTGCCGTCCTCGGTCTTCACCGTGTACTCGCGCAGCAGCTCGGGCTGGTCGAAGCGGACGGTGCCGATGCCGATGGACTTGATCTCCACCAGGGCGTTCAGGTCCTCGATGGCGCCGTCCTCGTGCCCGGCGATCAGGAACTCGGACTCTGCATGCACAGGAACCTCGGCGTACTCCAGGTAGACCGGGTATCCCGAGAGGTCGGTGCGGTTCTTGCAGGACGGGCAGGCGATGCGTCCGGCCGTCCCCATCTCCCAGTAATCACAGACGGGGCACTTCCACTTGCCCCACAGCCGGTTCATCTGCTGGAGCCACTTCTGCCACTTCGCGTGGATGCCGTGGCCCTCCTCGAAGACGGCCTCCAGTTGTGCGGAGAAACTGCGGCCCTTCTCGGGGGAAACCCCCGCCAGCCTGTAGTAGGTCTGACGGGGGCACCAGTCGCTCTTGGCCATCTCGCTGGGGTGGATGATGTCCTGTCGCCGGTCGGTGGGCTTGTCGTGCTGATCGAGCAGGTGCTTGTGTACGTCACCCAGCAGCAGCGAGGTGTTCTTCCTCGTCTCCGCGAGGTTCGCCATCTTCCCCGTCGGCTTCGTCTTCGTCGTCGAGGTCTTCCGGCGCGACCCGGTCCGGCCAGACGCGGAGGAGGTCTTCGCGGGTCGGGGCATTCTCGAAACTCCAGTCTTCCTTGGGGACGAACCTCCTGATGTAGGCCCGCTCCAGGACGGTGAGTCCGCCCCAGACGCCGTAGTGCTCGTTGTTGACCAGAGCGAATTGGAGACACTGTTCTCGCAGCGGACACACCCGGTCGGTATAGGTGCCGTTGCAGATGTGCTTTGCCTCGGATTCCTCTCCCGTGCCGTCGCCGAAGAAGTCGTCGTGCTCTCTGGTCGGCCGGAACTTCCGGCAGGTCGCTTCCTTGGCCGGGTTTCCCCCGCCGTCCCATTCGGGTGCGTTGAGACGCAGGTGCATTACCACGACAGCACCTCGTCCGGGTCGGCGTCCGGGAACGCCTTGGTATTAAGCGTGAGGAAGGTCTCCTCGGACATCACGATCCAGTTCCTTCCGCTTTCCATCTGGATCCCGAAGAGCATTTCCCTGCCGTCGAGGAGGGCCTGTTTCTCTGCGGTCTGGAGTTCTGCGTCTTTGATGGCGTACTGCTTCTTGCCGGTGACCTTGTACTCGACGGAGTACTCGGGGGTCCTGACGTCGTTCTTACGGACCCAGCCGTTTCCGCTACCCGCGTTCACCGTCCCGCCCAGAAGTGCCGCTCCCCGCCTCTCCTGCCGCTGGGATTTCTTCAGCATGTCCGCCATAGGACTTCTCCAGGAGGTTCGCGAGGATCAGGAACTTGCGGTGGGCGCGGCCCTGGCGCCGGGAGTACCGGGCGCCGAGGACCACGATGTAGACGGCCGCGAAGGCCAGCAGGAGGGAGAGCAGGGCCACCATCAGGCGGCCTCGGTATTAAGCGCCTCGTCCTCGGCCTTGGGCCGTCGGCTGACCTTCTTCGTTCCGGCCGACTCGGCGGCGTCCAGGTCCTCTTCGGAGATGGACCGCTCGTCGACCTTCTTGGAGGCGATGAGGATCTTCTCGTACAGGGACTCCTGGAGGTCCAGGTCCTGTCGGACGTGGTCGAGCATGGGGTCCTTGCCCTGCCAGCGCAGGACCGGCTTGCCCTTGTCGTCGTACTCCCCGTTGTCGATCTGGAAGTAGGCGCCCTTGCGCTGGATGACGTCGAAGAGGATCCCCATGATCATGATCTCCTTCACGGTGTCGAAGTCACCGCGAGCGAAGTTCAGGAACGGGGCGGAGCGGAAGTAGAAGTCGATGGTGGCGGTCTGCTGCGGGGCGGCCGACTTGTTCTTGATGGTCTTGACCTTGATGACCTGGCCGACGTTGACCTTGCCCTTGCCGGGCCGGGCCTCCTGGATCCACTCGTCGCGCCGGACCTCGACGCGGGTGTAGAACGCGTAGTTCTTGGCGTTGCCGCCCGGGGTCGTGGTCGGGGTGCCGTGCGGGGAGAACTTGCCGATGGCGTCGCGGTACTGGTTGATCACGATGCCGAGCAGCGGCCGGTCGTCGGTGTCCGTCATGGATCGCTTGGTGGCCGCCCCGCTCTTGCGGAAGAACTTGCCGGTGAGGCGGGCACCGAGTGCCATGACGGCCTCGTCCATGTCCTTCTCCGACTCCTCGTCGGCGATGAGCGCCGGGTAGGAGTCGAGGACGATCATGTCGACGGACCGGCTGGCGGCGAAGTCGAGCATGGTCTGGTAGGCGAACTCCATGGCCTGGGTGGGGACGACCAGGACGCGCTCGTTGTCGACGCCGAGGGCTTCTGCCTGGTCGACGTCGTAGTGCTCTGCGGCGATCCACAGGCAGGTGAAGTTCGGGTCCTTCTTCTGGTTGGCCGCGAGGGTCTTGTAGACGATGGCGGTCTTGCCGTGGGACTCGCGGCCGATGACCTCGACCCACTGGTTGCCCGGCCAGCCGCCGCCGAGGGCGATGTCCAGGGACAGGGAGCCGGAGGTGAACCGCTTGGGGATGCGCATCTCGGAGGCGAAACAGACCGCGCCCGGGTGCTCCTTGTTGATCTTTGCGATGAGCGCGAGGGCTTCCTTGTCGGGGCCGCCCGCGCTGGTATTAAGTGACATGTGTGTGGTGTCTTCCAATCCCGTAATGCCGAAGCCGTAACGCAGAACCGGTAGTCCCCATACCGTAATCGGTGAGGGACTACCGGTCCAGCGATGTATCAACTAGTCAGAGCAAGATCTTTTGATGAATTTCAGGTGGTCACGAGGTCGACGTCCTCGCAGCCGCCGTCCGCCGAGCAAGCCAGCGTGCTGGAGCCCACGGTCTGGTCGAAGGTCTCGTAGAACGCCAGGTCCGACCACTCCACGCGGTGCTTCGTGGCCGCCAGCGCCTCGTACTCCTCCCGCGTGATCTCCTCGTACGGCGCCTGGACGTACGTGTGCTCGCTGAAGGGCAGGAAGGAGACGCCGGAGATCTCGGCCAGGTGCTCCCACACCCACTCGCCGACCTGCTCCCACTCGTGCTCGCGGACGCTGATGGTCACCGACGGCTTGTGCTCGCACCAGTGCCTCTGGAAGGCCAGCCACAGTTCCAGGTGCTCGATGGCGCTCACGTCGTCCCGTACCAGGGCCTCCTCGCCAGCCTTCTGCGGGAAGGTGAACACCCACGCGGCGGAGTTGTAGGAGTCCTCCTCGTAGGGCAGGCCCGAGTCGATGAGCACGAACGCGATCGGGTCCTTCTTGTCCACCCGCACCCGACGCTTGTAGAACTTCGCGTGCTTCTGGTGCAGGCCGGACTCACAGTCGACCAACTGGGAGACCGTGCCGGACGGCTTGACGCAGGTGGTCGCAGCCGACGCCGGGATACCGATGCGGGCAGCCTCGGCCGCGTTGGCCTCCACCACACTCCCGCGCAGGTCCGCCAGCAGCACCTCGGTCGTCTTCAGATTGACCGTGCCGTTGGTCCAGCGGTTGCCGTAGACCCCGGTGAGGGAGACACCCAGCAGGCGCTCCTCCTCCGCGTTCTTACGCCACTCCTCGCGCAGGTAGGGGTAGTCGGTCAGCGTCGACTGCCAGGTGCCCAGGACGGACGCCAGGCGCACCTTGCGGTACAGGTCCTCGGGGGTGTCCTCCGGCCTTACGACGACCTCGGAGAGATTGCAGAACGAGAACGGCCGGAGAATGATCTCCGAGCACGGGTTGGTCCCGTAGTCGGTGTCCTCCTCCCGGCGCCCGAACTTCGCCGCCTGACGCTGCGCTGCGCCACGGTGGAAGATGCCACGCTCACCCGAGCCGCTGGCTACGAGGGAGTCCCACTCGGTGTGGAATTCCTCGTAGCGCATGCCGTCGGTGTAGACGGCCGAGTTGTTCGCCAGGGCGCGGTAGGGGTGCTCGACCCACCACTCCCCGCTCTTGGCCTCGGCCATCTCGCGGTCGTCCAGGTCGGACAGGGAGATCATCGCCGACCGGCGGACACCGCCGACGACCACGACGGACGCGATCTTGCATGCGATGTCGTGGACCTCGATCGGACGGAACTTCCGCCCGGCGGCCTGCTGGAACTTCTCGACGGTGAAGGTGAACAGGTCGTCCAGCGGACCCGGGCCGGAGGCTCGCCCTCCGAAGGTATTAAGACGTGCGCCAGCCGGTCGCACCTTGGACAGGTCCCAGTCGACGCGCTTGCCGTTCCACAGGGAGGTCAGCAGCGCGCGGTAGGCCAGGCCCCAGCCCTCCTTGGAGTCCTCGACGGGGATGTACACGCGGTCGTCGTACTCGATGACCTCGGGGACGGCAGGCAACTGGTCGGTGTACTTCCTCTCGACCGAGTAGCCGACCCCGGTGCCGTTCATCAGGACGTACAGCAGCTCGTCCAGAGCGCGGGCGTCCTTCAGCGGGAGGTACGAGCAGTTGAAGCCCGCGATGTTCGATCGGTCCAGGGCGGGACCGGCCGTCATGACCGCGCGCATCGACGGCATGACCTCGTGGTTGAGGATGGCCGCATGGACCTCGTCGACCACGGTGGGGTCGGGGGTGTAGTCGTGCTTGTCCTTCAACTGGGCCAGCATGAACGTCACGTAGCGGGCGACGGTCTCGGACCAGGTCTCGCGCCGGTTCTCGTCCTCGATCCACCTGCTGTATCGCGACTTGGCGATGAAGGAGCGGTAGGGGTCGGCGATGTCACCGGCAGGGGTGAGCAGGGAAGTCACCAGGGTTTCCATTCAGTAGAGATGCGTCAGGGAGGAGAGGGCGCTCAGACCGAGCCGTCGGCCTTGATGATGGCGCCCGGGTTGTAGTTGCTCCGGCCTCCCAGACCGCCCGAGGCGACCTGCTTGGCTGGGGTGGCGGGACCGTCTCCTCCGCTGCCCGACGGAAGGCCAGCCGTGCTCTGCTGGAAGCGCGGGTTGTAGCCGCACTCGTAGCACTGAGCCATGGCGTTGGGCTGGCCTACCGGTCGGAAGTAGTTCGAGCCTCCGCAGTCCGGGCAGTGCGTGTCCTGCTTGGCCACCATCGCGCGGGCCGGGGCCTGCTGCTGGGGCTGTGGCACTGTCTGCTGGACCGGCTGCTGCGGGGGGTAGGGCTGCTGTTGCGGGGTGGCCCACCATGGGCCCCCGGCCTGCTGCTGCGAGGCCGGGGGCTGGGCGGGGGCGGGGGCCGGGGGGGGGGGGGGGGGCGCCCCCCACCTGGTTTGCCCGCACTTTGGGCACGCAAAACACCCC